TCCGTTGGTAACGAGTACCACGTAATGCAGCGACTTAAGTTAACAACAACTAATCAAGAATGCTTTGTGTATGAAAAGATCTATCATGCAGATACAGTTGCTGATTGTAAAGAATATGTGCTACAATACTTACAAGAACCTATTACTTTGGAGATCATAAATGGGGAAAGATAAAGAGAAACTACGTGCACAAGTTAAGTCACGTTTTTATTACCTATTTTGGGGAATTGCCACCATAAGTGTAGTTTCAGGTCAGGTATTAGTAGCAACAAGTTATAACAAATTTGCTAACACATTAGATCGCTTGTTTGATACAATAGAGATAGAATTACAAGACAAAATCTATTACTATTAGACCCAAATGTACAAGAACATCATGTTAACAATCCTCGTGATACTTTCAGGTACTAATTTATACATTAATACCATAGAACCACGGATTAAACAACACAATAAGGACAGTATACAAACTGTCCCATTTAATGCCAAAATCGCTCAATATCCCCTATAATATTAATAACAACAAACACAGAACTTTCACCCATGCGTAAAATCGAACAGAACATGAATCGTGCTCTAGTTAGTAAGAACAACTGGTCACAATCTAACACTCAAGTTGTATACAATCAAGAAGAGAATCGTTCATCTGTTTATCTACATGGTCATGAAATTGCATGCTACGATCATAACACTAACTCAATACAATTAGACTCATGTGGATATGAAACTAATACAACAAAATCAAGACTAAATGCTATTTTAGATGAAGTAAAGTATGGTGCTAGAGTATTCCAAAAGAACTGGGAATGGTTCGTTAGTTATAACAATGAGACTACAACATTTGACAATGGAATGATATTAACCTAGACCTAATCTCCCCTTACTAAATATCATTAAATCAACACAAACTATGCCCTCTAAAGTATCAACAACTCAACCACTAATCATCACCCCTAAGTATACCAAACCACAAAACGTGCAAAGTGTATACAATCCCCCTAAATCCAGGAAATTAAGTATACTTAACGACTAAACACTTACTAACACTTTATCATCACAATCATGGCACTCACGATTACACCAATTGAGTACACAATCACTGCATCAATTAATAACACATTAGCAGATGAATATCCTGATCTAGATGATAACGCAATTGCTGAACTTTCTAAACAAGTAGCAAACAATTATGACTATTCCGCAATTTACGATGATATCTTATTTCTTGCAGATGAGCATATTAGATATCTAACAACTGATGCAAGTCTGTACACTAATTAACAACAATACCATGTATACTTTTCCACAGGTTATTAACACTTTTCCACAGGTATGTGTAGAAATACGGTATTATTTTAAATGTTTAATTTAATATGGTTAAGTGTTAAATAGATGAGTTAATCTTGCTGACTGTTGTTGTCTAAGAGTGTACTCTATTATGTAGGAGTTGTCAACATTTAAGGGACACAACACAAAATGTCATATAGGGGTTGACTTTTCAGAGAATACTATATACAATAGATACAGTTACAAAGTTACAACTACGTAATCTAATTACCCATGGGTAGGACATACAAACGTAACGACACGTATAAGTCAAATAGACCGAAATCTATTCGGGAAAAGAGACAACAATCGAGTCGCAATCGTTCACGGTACAATGATACTTTTTCCACAGACTATGGGGAAAAGTATAACAAACCCACCAGACAGTTTAATTCACATAGTGATGACAATTACTCTGGATAAAGTGATAAGAAAGGAGACATAATATACAGGTCAATTATTAACACTTTCTCTTGCCTTATTTGCCCCTCATGACTAAAACAATTACACTCGAAACTTCACCCCCAGTTAATGTTAAACTGTGGGCAAAGGGTTCTAAACACTTTTGGGCATATGATTACCCACAATGTAATAAGAATGGTCCTTTCAGTTCTTATCAACAATGTCTAAAAGATGCTGAGAGTTATAGTAACAAATGACAGTACAATCTATCCCACGTTCTTTACAATTTCTAATGGAATTGTACGACCTTGGTTCTCTCCCACCTGATGAACAGATTGTATTAGCACAGGGACTAATTGACTGTGGTCTCGATAACATTTTACATGGTAAATATCAGCAACTATGTGATTACTTTGTTGCAGAGGGTTTGTGTTACTATGTCCCTGACGATTAACAGTGCTAAGTGATATCGACAGTTGGTTAATCCTTGGCGTTGCTTGTTACATAGGGCGTTATTAAAAAAGTACCTAACGCTAAGCTATAAACGTATCCCAGAGCGGTTGTTATATTTAAAAGCATTTTAAAAATTTTTCGTATATAAAAAAAGGTCACAGAGGTTGGACGAACAAAAAAGAAAATCAGATAGGAAAGCTGCTAAGAAAATTATCAAAGTTGCAAAAGAGCATCCAGGTTATTACACCAAAGAGGATGTGAGGTATGCTAAACTAATTAAACGCCGCACGAAGAAACGCAAATCTGAGAATGATAAAACATGAACTCTCATATATTGCGATAACTTCGTATGAACTCCTAAAAATACTACTACATCATGGCAAGAAAAAGATACGACGAAGTTTACGAGGTATGGAAGGATTACATAGGCATTCCGTGGTGGAAAGAGAAGAAAGCAATCGGAGGGTGTTATGACATCATCCTGAAGTTCTATAAGGAACAGTTCGGGATGGAGTTGTTTGACTACCCATCAGAGAAGAAGTATCTGTTTAAACCTGAGTACATCGAAGCAGAATCACAGCGTCAGGGAGGGAGCACTGTTGTCTACACTGGTAGGAACGATGAGTCCTTCGATATGAATATAATGGAGTTTGGGGATGTAATGATCATGCACTTGTTTATCGACCCGCTAGGGGGCGGTTACAGAGTGGATGGTAAGCGTCTGTGCAACCATATCGGTATCTACCTAGGGGAAGGATGGATGTTACACCATCCCTACCAGTGCGAATCTGATATTGTCGATCTACATGACGACAACTGCTCATGGTATCTTACTAACACAGAGTTGGTGTTGAGAAAAGTGTAAACACTATATAAAGTGTTATTGAGAAATAATTCCTATGTCAAATCGCTATACTTTACAGATAGATTCTGACGAGCATGGGGAACTCTTTATTACATTTCCAGACGATCTGATGGATGATTTAGGTTGGAAGTATGGTGATGTGCTAGAATATGAGGATGAGATCGATGGCAGTTTGATTATTAAGAAGTCAGACGATGAAGTTGTCGATAAGGACCTCTAAAAAAATTCCCCCGAAAAAACCACCGTGGACTTGATCTGTATTCAGTGTGCTGCTATGGCAGCGAGATTCGATATGCAAGGGGAGAATGTCATAGAGACATGCCCAGGTCGTCAACCCACCAACAACGAGAAATTGTATAGGTGGTCAAGTTGGCAACCAAAAACCCCCTTTGCCCCTACGTGGGATTGTCCCATGTATCTGGATACGGTAGACAATCAGTTATGTAATACTATACTTGCGGGCTTAACTAAGGTAGAAGAAAAGATTGGTCATTGGACTACCTATAACTTTTTCTTAACTGATGATCCTATAGCACTTCAGTTAAAAGAACGTATAAAGGAATCCTTATATGAGTTTGGAGATGAATTAAAAATCGTCTTTTCTGATCAACTGTGGATTAGAGGATGGATGCATTGTACAAGGATAGGAGAGAAACTACCTATTCACTCACATTCGATGCATGAGAATACATTCTTATCTGGTAACCTCCTGCTCCATAATAGTAATATACAGACGGAATACATAATCCCACACTATAGTACGTACTGTGGGAACTTTAAACCTGAAGCAAAATGTGGTAATATGGTATGGTTCCCTTCATGGGTCGAACACTATGTACCTGAATGTAATGAGAATAGATATGCTATAGCATGGGATATCTATACTAATGAAGCAATGGAGTACATGGCAGACAACCACCCCGAAGACTCAATGAATTTAAGTTGTTTATTATGAACGAGCAAATGCTAAAAGAGATTCCCGAATGGGAAACTGAATATCTCACCATGAATAAGAACCTCACTGATAGACAGAAGGAACTCCTTAAAGGTGCTGAGATCAAGTCTCATGAGGGCATGCTATTCGGTGGCATGTATGCTGATTGGAAGAGGCAGAAAGGTTATGAGTGAAAAATCATTTGAGGAGATCTATGCTGAACACATGGAGATGATCAGCAAGGCAATAGAGAACCTAGCAAAGCGTCAGGAGGGTATAGAAGAAGCGTTTGGGCATATACCTAAACCTGGTGCTGATATGATTAAGTACAAACCACCTGACTATGAGGACTATCTTAATCTCACGCAAATATTTGACGATCTGTATACTAGACTAAATATGTTGGAGGGTCGTATTAAAGAATTAGAGAAGTAATGCCTTCTTACATACTTGAGACAGGTCGTGGATATCCAAATGCCGTTACTCAGCAGACGTATACGAATACGTATAAACGTCCTAGTAATGGCGATTATCGTAGCCACGATTATCACTCAGGTCCTGGAACAAATTATAATATAACATTTAATGATTTTGGTCCTGGCACCATGATCATGGGGAAGGATATTGTCTATTATATTGGTGACGAAGAGGAAACTTGTGTAGGAGCAAACTGTGATGGGTATAGGAGGGCAATATACAGGTGGTACAGAGGCAAATATACAGACCATAAGTATACAGATACAAAGTACTTTGATTACTCTTATGACTTCCCAGGTGAACCTAGGAGTAAAAGAGAGAAAGTAGGTAGAGGATATAACAGAGAACCTCGTGATGGACGTGCTGTCTTTTGGTTGTCTAAAACAGATATACCAGGAAAGACTACACCATTGGTTGCTTACTACAATAATGACATCAATGATACGTTGTTGAGTACTTCACCTACTACTGTTACTCCAACCTTTGATTTATCTGGTAACTTAGTTGTTGGTGGTACAGGGACTGGAACTATAGAATTTAGATTCAGTTGGAATGATAATCCTAATACTGCTGGTGTTGCACTTGGAACTTATGCGATTCCTTCTCTTGGAATATCCTTCACACAGACATCAGGTGTACAAACTGGATCATTACCAAGCCAGACAGCTACTGTAACAGCGGGTCAGACATACAACTGCACCATTACTAATGGTAATGCTGCTGGATTTGATCTGATAAATGGTGATCAGACTATATGCTTTAAGGATGGTCATGGTAATGATTGTAATGCAACACTATCCATTGGTTATCCAGGGGATTATGAACTAGTAAGCACTATAGGACACATATGGACATCATTGGCAAATGCACAAGCATATGCAGTATCTGGAGAGACACCCGTCCCTTTATACGAATACCTGTGGAATACGAATACTACACGTCGGGATCATTTCTACACGATAGCCCCACAAGAGGAAGTGAACCTACAAACGGGAGTTGCTGGAGTCCCAGACTGTAAAGACCCACGAGATCAGAACTATACTTACGTTGGAATAGTAGGATATGTCTTCCAACAGGATAGATCTACAGCAGCAAAGAAACTCATGCGAGATATTGCTGCCATTGGTCCTACTGGAGAGTGCAATGTTAACCGTAGTGACTGGTTTCAGTGGAACAATGAGTGGACTTTAGAGAAATATTTACGAGAACAGAACGGTGTACCCGCAACACAAGGTTGGGGTAACCCTGCAAACGTCAATGGTGTCAATACTACTGACGCATTATTCGAATGGTTCTACGGGCTTAATGGTGCAGTTAAGGCAGCACTGCCTAGATACCTCTCTTTTGAGACATCTTATGACTCTCAATTCATCTATTATCTGTATGATACCTCATATCCATGGAACGGACCAATTTTTGGTATCAATTTTGCGTTAAGTGATGCTGCTTGTTGTCCTAATAATCAGAATAATAACGGTAATGACATATGTGATCCCAATATAGAGTACTACAGTAGGTTCTATGAGATCCGAGAGGACTCTTGGGAGACCATGAAGACCAAATTAGTGCTGTCAGACATGGCATCACAGAACATTAATGAGTCTTATAACGTCTTTGATACCGAATCCCGTAGAATTCTCTTCAGATATACCACCACATCAGGTGCTTTTTACATTGGTGAACAGATTAATGGGTGGGATATCACTCAATTACGCTATTTTGGTGATGAACTTAAGGTAGGATACATGGAATTGAGTGGTGAAGGTAGTGCTTTTAACTATAATCAGGCATTTACTTCCACAGATGGTGGTGCAATCGTAGTTCTTGCGGGCTTTGGTATAGCAGATAAGGCGGGCTTTGCTGGTGTATACGAATTTCCGAAGAAAATTCAGTACTATCAGGTAGAAATTGACCCAGAACAACTGATTGCTACCCGTACTTTGGACAGAGCAGAGATAGTTGCGAACATAGACAACAAAGGACAGGTAGCATCCATCGATATTATCAATGGTGGCTTCGGATATGTTAAACCTAAGATCGATATTGAGCAGCCTGCAGTACTAACTGAACTAGGTGCTAACGATTTATCACGTAAAACACTACATGGTATGGGTGGTTGGAGTGGTCAAACACTAGAAGCACCTGAAGATCCCGTGTATAACCCACGTGGTGACAAGAATAACTTCATGATGAAGGACATTAAGGAGAAGCAATCCGCTATTCACAACGAAAAGAACGAAGAAACGTATCAAGAAAGAGAAAGATTGATGCCTTATTCGGAAAATAGTGATGTTCAGATCGCAGGTACTAGTCAATCAATCAGTGTAGAGAGCAAAAAACTACGTCGTCAGACTGGTGAAGGTAAAGGAAAGACTGAATTTAGGAAGGCAAAGCTACAAATCACCAAATTAGATGACAATGGAACCATAGAAGAGATACTAATTACTGACAGAGGGTCAGGATATGACTTCGATCCTGACAATAAACCTCAAGTTTACATCGTTGATGTAGAAACAGAGACCTATAAGATCAGAGGTCCCAATACACAAGGGCATGTAGAGAAGTATAAAGACGCAATTAGGCATCCAAAGGGTCTTAAGCAGGAACTTAAGAAGGGTACATCTGCTAATGACTCGGAAATGGACGTTATGGACATCGGTGTTATCGGTGGACTTAACACTTTAATGAATGGATTTACCGCTCAGTACCCTGTTGGGTACCTGAGAATGAACGATGTAGACAAAGAAGAGGAAACTAGCCTGTGTAATAACCTCCCTGCAGGGTGTATTAACATAGAATTCCCTAGAACTATTGAGGATGCACTCTTTAAAGTGGAAGATGTGCAAGGAATGGTTAATGGAAGTGATGAATTTTCCGAGTTTATGGACAATCAGTATCCCACATTACTAGCTTCTACTAGGGATGCAGACGGAAAAGCAGATGCATTGGGTGGTTTGTATGGATTTAATGGTGGAAATCCTTGTGTTAAGATAGGACAACCTAAATTTTACTCTGCACAACGGTTCTACGACATACCTTGTCCGTATATTAAGACTAATGAGAACGGTGAGAACCGAGCATTTGGGTATATGGTTCACAAATATTGTGCTTCCAAGTCAGATAATGCCAGTTTCAGGGTATCAATGGTCTGTGAGGGGCATACAACAGGTGCTCAGGGGCAAGAATTCATGACTTTCCTTAAGGGATTGCCTGAACCTAAACTCACAGAGACTAGAAAGAGTGCTCCAAACAACTCTCCATGCTGGCCATGCAAGAGAGGTGCCATCGAAGGACGTTGTTATAGGGATTCTACCAACGCAAATGACATTATTTTCGTTCCAGTAGGTAGTGATGAGAACACTTATGACTATAATAGACAAGGATTTAGTGAATTAGAGCAGTTCCAGACATGGTTGGGTGATAATCTAAGTGGTTATAGTGCCAATACAACATATACTTGGGTTGATAGTTCCGATGGTCAGTCGTATACTCAGACTTATACTGATATTTCAGTTAATACAAGTCTTGTAAATGGCATGCCACCTAATGAATGTTGGGACACCTACCTCAGAACCACTTCTAACACGAATGGACCATTAAATGCATATTGTGGGTACAATCCATCCAATCCTCCTCCAGGCACCGATAGAACGCCTACAGGAGGGTACTGGGACGTTAATTACATAGCTAACCCTCCTGGGTGTGGAGACCTAGCATTGGAGTTTGTTTCTGATGCTGCAATAGCAGTTAACCCTAAACTTTGTAGTGAATTTGAGATTATTCTAGGACCTACTAATGGTACTATGGATGTTAAGAATTATAATACTGGTGCAACCATAGTATTTGGTGATACAGTACGTAATGTAGGTAATCCTTACTTCACTGAATGTGATCTAGTCTTCGGTCAAATGACTTCTATTGTTAATCCTCCTAAATCATTACAGCAGAAAGAGAGAATTGCGACGGTATCATGGGATCCTACAGATCCAGATAGGGAAGAATACGATCCTACCTTCGTAATTCCCGAAACTAATTTGGAGCATAGTGAATAATGGCTTATGGAATGTTACTACCAGTCGCACCTTACACGGGCTTACCGTGTTCAGGGCATGGTATCTGCATCCCATCTACTGTACATAGTGTCCAAGCATGTGGAACTCCACCAATTCCTTACACAATTAGGATAAAAGAGTTCACTTGTTGGTGGCCACCGTTCCCAATGATACTCACTGGGACAATGAGTCCACTCAAAGCAACGGTATTGACGAACTTTTTACCGACTTTGACCTTTGGTGATACGTTTATCAACCATCCATCACCGTGTACTAACATAATTATATACATGTGTCCTTGTGGAAAGGCAATGTGCCCTATTCCAACACCCATTCCATGCTCGGCATTGACGATTGAGGACATGGGTATAGGTCATATGAGGTTCTTATGGGCAACTACCTTCGCTACATACTGTACTAAGCTACCAATAGGTAGAATTTTGGATCCATTGGGCATCGGATTCCCAGGATTTAGTTATCCTTGTTCATCCGTAGTTGCGTATGGAAGTCCAAATGTGTTATCATCTTAAAAGTTAGAGATTATTATGGCAAAAGCAAGCATGGGTGCATGGGGAACTGGTAATTATGTACCATCCACACCAAAGATGACTCGTCAAGGTACTAGTAAGAACACAAAGTATTCTGCTACTTCTAGAAATGGTGCCAAAAAGAAGTACCGAGGACAAGGTAGATAATGTACCAGGCACTACCAGACGGTTTACACATCAAAGATAGTCCCATTGCGGGACAAGGTATCTTTGCTAAATCAGATATACCAGATAACATCTATCTTGGCATATCTCATGTAGTAGTGGATGATGAAATAATGAGAACCCCTTTAGGTGGATTTGTGAATCATAGTGATAATCCTAATTGTGTTAAGGGGTTTAAGCAAGAAGAGTGGGGTAAAATCTATCATATGATGACGATTAGACCAATTAAGAAGGGTGAAGAACTGACTTTAAAGTATACTTTCTACAAAGTGTGATAAATAAAAGATAAAGTGAGTAATAACCACGAATAATGCCTGCCTATAGGTTTAGATCAGAGAAATTTTTCTCAAGAGCGTTTAAGGATTTCGCTATTTCATTTAAAGCGAACCCAAACACTAAGGATTTTAGCTCTGTCAGTAATGACAATGCCATAAAACAGTCCGTTCGAAACCTAGTGCTTACAAATTTTGGTGAAAGACCCTTCCAATATGAAATTGGATCTAGAGTAACACAAATGTTATTCGAACCATTTGATGTGTTCCTTGCTGAGGATCTTCGGGATGAGATAAAGAATACTATAGAAAGACTCGAACCTCGTGTTGAGACTGTTTCTGTAGAAATAAGGTCGCCAGAGAGTTCATCTATCACAAATGATATTGATGTTTCTGTCGAATATAAGATAGTTGGTCAAGCACAAGTCCAAAATATCGAGTTCCTATTAGAAAGAACCTAAAATGCCTGCGATTCCATCAGAATTAACCTCGCTAGATTTCTATGAGATCAAGGAATCGATCAAATCTTACTTGCGTACACGTACTGAGTTTACAGATTATGATTTTGAGGGATCTTCTGCGTCATATCTGATCGATACTTTAGCATATAACACTTATTACACCGCATTTAACGCTAACATGGCGATGAATGAGGCGTTTTTGGAATCTGCAACGGTAAGAGATAACATTGTACGGATTGCAAAGCAGTTAAATTATACACCAAAGTCAATTAAAGCGGCAAGAGCATGTGTACAGATGGTTGTACAGTGTGCAACACTTGCTGGAGGACAAACATACCCAGATACAGTAACGATTAAGAAGGGTGATGTCTTCATTTCTAGAAATAATACAGACACATTTCCATTTTGCTTGTTAAAAGACACTCAAGCATCGGTTGATCAGAATACTGGAGTGGCAACTTTCTCTAAAATGATCATATATCAGGGAAATTTGCTTACATATCACTATACTGTTGATGATACACAGAAACAGGACTTTGTTATACCCGCAGAAAACGTTGATACTGAGGTTTTGACCGTTTCTGTTAAACCAACAGAGCAATCAGTCGAAGTTGACGAGTATTCTTTATCCACAAATGTCGTAGAATTGACATCCACCTCTAGAAACTACTTTTTAGAGGAAACTGAAGACCTCAGATACAAGGTAGTCTTCGGAGATGGTGTTTTAGGACGTAAATTAATTGATAATGAGTTCATTATACTCAAGTATGTTGTAACTGCTGGAGATGCAGCTAACGGATGTACTAAATTCTCCTTTATTGGGTCAGCAGTTGACTCTGCAGACCGTCCTATATCCCCTGCCAGCATGTCCCTGGGGACTATAGACAGTTCGGAAGATGGTGCTGAGAGAGAAAGTGCATTATCTGTTAAATTCCGTGCTCCTAGGTCATTCTCAACGCAGAACAGAGCAGTCACAGAAGACGATTATGCTTATATCGTATCTTCTTTATATCCACAGGCAGCTGCGGTTACTGCTTATGGTGGTGAGAAACTAAATCCACCTATTTACGGTAAAGTTTACATAGCAGTTCGTTCTAAGTCAGGTGTAAATTTAAACACCACAACTAAGACTCGTATTAAGAACCAACTACTGAAATATTCGATGGCATCAATTGAGCCAGTCATCGTTGACCCACGTATCTTCTATGTTGTACCTAAAGTCTATCCGTTCTTTAACGGTAACGAGACTTCTAGATCAGCAAATGAGTTGGCAACGGAAATCTTAAAATCAATTGACAAATATAACACCCAAAACAGAGATGGTAGATTTGGTGATCGCATAGAAGCATCTAAGTTTAATTCTATGGTTGATGCTTCTGATGATGCTATCAGTGGAAGCACTACACAGTTTACTATGGGTCAAAACCTTGATCAATTCACTTTTGGTAATATCTTTACGCAATGTCTTGATTTTGGTAATCCTATTACTAACCCAAGTGATACTGGTGGTAACGATGCAGGAGATTCTACCTGTCCACCTAAGTTCTCTTCTATGAAGTCTGGTAAGTTTTATGCTACTGGATATACAGAGAATCTTGCTGATCTAGTGGCTTCTGGTGAAACTGCATATGAAACTGCAACACCAGCAGATGAGGTAATTTACGCTTCTGGTACAAGGACAACTGAGGTTCTAGTTCCTGTAAATATCAGAGACGATGGTAAAGGCAACTTACTGTTAGTTGCTACTCGTAATGAGAAAGAGGTTGTGCTGAACTCAAGCATTGGTACTGTTGACTACAGTAAAGGTATCGTTTGTGTAGGACCTCTTAATGTAGCAGATACTGGTGATGGAACGAACAGAATCCCTGTAGTAGTTCATCCTATTACTGATTCTATCATTATACCTCCTGGCGTTGATCCTACGATCTTTAATCCAGAAGTATATCCCATTGATTTTGTTACTAACCCAACTACTGTCAGTAACTTCGATCCTAATAACTTTAGTGGTTGGAGCTATGGTGGAACCCCAATAAATATTATCGAATATCCAGTGGATGCATTTACGTATCCAGAAATCACGAGCTGCTTCTAGATAGATGTTTGCAAAAACAGTAAATATTTCCGATAGAGTCGAGAATCAACTTCCCGCCTTTATCAGACAAGAGGATGAACAATTTGTCAACTTCTTATTTGAGTACTACAAGTCTCAAGAGAAGACAGGTCGTCCATACAATATTCTAAATAATCTTCTCAATTATTTGGACTTAGATGACTATGATCAAAAGGTCTTAGCATCAACTACAGTTCTAATTAAGGATGTTGACCCAACAAATACATTAATCGAAGTTGAGTCTATTGATGGATTCATGGATCGTGATGGATCTGTGATGATTGATAATGAAGTAATATACTATGAGAATACAGTTCGTGGTCCTGACGCTATCCTCACTCCAGGACTATCATTAGAAGAATTTAATAAGAAAAGACAAGAGCTAGAAAACCCAATCCAAGAATTTGATGGAGTTAGAACTACATTCCCTCTCAATTTCTTAGGAACTCCTGTATCACCAGTTTCTGCTGATCACCTTGCTGTTACTGTTTACAACGTCAGCATGGTTCCTGATGTTGATTACTCAATTGGTGGTAGTGAGATTACATTTGCTAATCCACCTAGAGCTAGAATTGGTACTGACTCCGTTGGATCATGTCAAATCGTTTATTATATCGGTTTTGCTGACTCTGTTGTAAAACAATTAACTTATCCTAACGTATTTGATATTGCTGGTGATGATTCTATGGCATTAAGCTATGAGAATCTTCCATATTCTCCAATTTCTGAAATTGGTTTGATTGTTAACCGTAATGGTGTCCTTCAGAAACCATATATTGACTATGTGTTGACTGATAACAACAGTAAGATCAAGTTTTTCGTCAATATCACTAATCAGGATGCTTTCCATATCCGTTCTATCGAATATGTGTCTGCTGCCTTCGGTACTGGTGCATATGCAGTCACTAGTGTTGGTGTAAATGGTGAGATTGAGGCAATTAACGTCAAAAATGGTGGTAAAGGTTACAAACTAAACTTTGCTCCTAAAGTTGCAATTACATCTAGTACCGAAAAAGGTACTGGGGCAGCAGCGAGGACGTTAGTCGCTGGAATTAAGGATATAAAACTAATTAATGGAGGTCAAGGTTATACTTCATATAACCCACCTAAGGTAAAGATCACACAACCAACAGATATGGTTAATGGGTCTGGTGCTACTGCGACAATTACCGTAGATGATGTCACAGGACAGGTTGATTCCATTAAGATCGCAAATTCTGGTTCTGGTTATGATTTTATTCCTGCTATTAGTTTCGTTAACCCTAGTGGTGCCATTATTACTGATCCAACCATAGATGGTGAGGGTCGTTTAAACGGTGCATCCATTACAATCACTGATGGTGGTATAGGATATAGCAATCCACCAACAATTTATATCGATAAAGCACCTGAGGGTGGTATTGATGCAGAAGCTGATTGCACAGTATCTCCAGATGGTGAAGTTGTAGCTGTTACTATCACAAATAGAGGTCGTGGATATCTTACTCCACCTAGAGCAAGGGTTGTACAACCAATTGGTGCTCAAGTTCTAGATGTTACTGTTGCAAATGGTAGTGTTACCAATATTAACCTCCTAACTGGTGGTAAAGGATATACTGATGCACCTTCTGTCTACATTGTAGATGATCGTAAGGGTTCATTGGGTGAACCGATTGGTGGTACTGGTGCTGAAGCAGCAGCAACTATCTTTAACGGTGAAATTACTGATATTAACATCATAAGTTTTGGTACTGGTTACTCAGATACTGAACCTCCAAAGGTTTACATCGCAGAACCATTATCAGCACAGGCATCTTGTGATGTTGGATTCGGTGAAGTCACTGGATTCAGTATTTTGTCTTCTGGTAAAGAATATGAACCGTCATCCCTTAATGGATGCTCTAGAGGAGTATCTGATGTTGTCACTTTTGATAAGTATAACAATCAGGTTTATGCAAAGGAATCACAACTCTCACAGACCAACCATTTAGCTGGTGCAGTAGTCAATAATCTTGATTCTCAAATTATTAGTAAGGTATTTGACAAGTTCCGTCGTCAATACATGCCTACAATCAATATTGACTACACTCAAGTCAATCCGATTCAGGTTATTAAGACAATTAAGGATTTCTACCTTGCTAAAGGTACGAAAACTGCTGCACAGTACTTATTTAAGATTTTATTTGGTGAAGAAGTTGATATTTTCTATCCTAGAGACGAACTTATCAAACCATCTGATGCTTCATGGGTTGTTGACACTATTTTACGTGCTCAACTGATTTCTGGTGATCCTGCTAACCTCACAAACGCACAATTAGTGCAGGTAGCGGATCCTGTTGACCAAAATGTCAAAGATGCATCGGTTTTGATCGAAAATGTCATTTCTATCATCGAAGGAATTGATGTTATCTACGAATTAGCAATATCTGAAGAAACTCTGAGCGGTACTTTTAAGATTCCTTATAAAACGGGTCTTGTAGAGCCATTAACGACTACAGAGAACATAATTACCGTTGACTCGACTATTGGATGGCCAGAAAAGAACGGAACCATCATTATTAATGATCAAGAGACCGTTCAGTACAAAGAAAAGTCACTAAACCAGTTTATTGAGTGTACTAGGTCTAAAAATGCTGTTGTAGAGGATTGGGATCCTGGTACAGTCATTTATTCGGACATTTTCGTCTATGCAAACAAAGGAACTGAAGAAGAAGTCAAATTACGTGTCTTAGGTATCGCAGAAGCGGGTACAACCGTCCTAGAAGACAGTGGTTCCTACTATTTGCCTGGAGATAAGTTAAATGTTGCTGCTTTAGGTTCTACTGCTGATGATGAGCGTCTACAGTCATGGTTGTACAACGTTAAGAAGTTAATTAGCGTTACTAGCATCACTCCTGGTGGTCTTAACAACCAAACTGCGACTGTTGTCACAAGCAATGCCCATGGTTTGCTTGTAGAAGACAAAGTTACCATTTATGGTGCAAACCCTGCTGTTTATAACGGTACATTTGAGGTTACTGCTCGTTTAGACGACTATTCCTTCTCTTATAGTATACCTACCCCAATGACTATTGTCCCACAGGGTAATATACTACTTTCTGTTGACCTAAACCGTGGTAAGTCATCTGTAGAGACTATTGATGAGGTAATTTCATTATTCACCTCTAACGTACAGAACTCTTTCTTTAATAACGATTACGTTTACGTTGCTGCCTCTGGATTGCCCAATTATAAGGTTGGTCCTTTCAGTGGGTCTGCTATGATTCCAGGAAACCAGCGTAAACTGCTTCGTCTTCCTAGAACAGTAGAAACTATCTCCACAAGGACATCAGTTGCTCCAAATACCCCAATTGGTGCATGGGTTAATGGTGTTTCTGCTTGGTCTTACAAATCTGCTGAATTTGTCACTTATGGTCCTTTAACTGGAATTAATATCGAAAGTGGTGGTCAAGATTATGATGCTGGATCAAAACCTGCACTAGAAATCTCTGGTGGTGGCGGTACAGGTGCTGCAGCGACTGTTACTGTTAATGGATCGCTAGATTCTGTTGCAGTTACTGCTGAAGGTACTGGATACACAGAACAACCTCTAATTTCGATTGTTGGTGGTGGTGGTAGCGGTGCAACTGCTCAAGCTGTTGTTACTAACGGTAGAGTAACAAGAATTCTTGTAGAAAACCCAGGAACTGGATATACTGCCCAACCTACTATATCAATCACTGGTGGAAACGGTTCTGGTGCCCTTGCTGTTGCCTCTGTAAGAGGTCCAATCAGTGCAGTGACCCTATCTAGTACTGGATCGGGATATACGTCTAAACCGACCATTAAACTGAACTCTGGTGAAGGTGCATTAGCACAACCCATCGTTATCAATGGTAGAATCGTATCTATCGCTATTATTAACTCTGGAGATGCTTATACTTCAGCACCTAAGGTTTATATCAATGGTGATGGATTTGGTGCTCAAGCAACTGCTATTATTGGAACAATTGGTGAAGATAAGGGTAAGGTAATCTCCATATCCATTACTAACAAGGGTGTAGGTTATACACAAGGTATGACCACTGTTAGAATGGAAGCAATTGGTCAATTAGCAACATTTACTGCTGATGTTTATCAATGGAGAAAGAATGTTGAGTATGATCTAGCATCTAAGTATGACGTTGCTCGTGGGTACGTATTTGCTGGATTTAATAACCAGTTTGGTGGTGAATACGCTCATGTCTCCGATCCTAAGGAATTACGTTATGTTGTTGGTGATAATGTATTCCTAAATCCTGCAACACAGAATTTCCAAGAAGTTCCATCAAATATCGAACACTCTCCTATCATTGGATGGGCATTTGATGGTAACCCAATTTATGGTCCTTATGGTTACATTGATCCTACAGATCAAAACAGTGGTATCAGAAGAATGCGTTCTTCTTACACTTTAAAACCAGAAGTTGTATATGATATCGACACCAACCCCACTCCAGCTAGAATTGACGGTCCAGATCTTGCCACATATCCTGCTGGTAATTTTGTCAACGATTATAAGTACACATTCCAACAAGGTGATCTAGACCCTTACAATGGACGTTTTTGTAAGACTCCAGACTATCCTGCTGGTACATATGCATACTTTGTAACGATTGATGAGTCAGATGCTGGTCTTCCAGTATTCCCTTATGTTATTGGTCCTGAGTACAACTCTGTTGTTGATACATGGAACCTTTCACTTGAGGCTGTACAGGAAAACATTCCTGCAGACGTTGCACGTTTCAGAGATCCATATGTTAACGTTGATATCGATATTGATCGTCAACCTAACGAAGAATCTGATTCATTTGTAACAGAGAAAGAGGGTGACCTACTTATCTTCGAAATTGAGGATATAGACGGTGATGCTATTATCTCACCTGCTGAAATTGCTAATGAGCAAGCTATAACTGAAGAAGCTGCTCTACAAATCTATGATTACTTCCCAAGTGTCTCTACTGAGTCAAGAGTTGATATAGAAGTTGATACAACGACTAAATTTGAGAATGCTAGGATTGATGGATTCGTTGTAGAGAATGCTGGTCAATCTTATCAGGTAAATGACACTTTATACTTTGATAATACAGGAACTGACGGTTTTGGTGCTTCTGCCATAATTGAGTCTGTTCAGGGACGTACTATTAATGGATATCAGAAAGAAATCATTAATGACATCCCATATGGTAAAATTACGACTGCAACTGAGCATGAACTGATTGCACAGGATGAAATTATCGTAAATTCGAAAGTTATCACAGATAACACGAATAAGCGTTTTTATATGTCCGTTGTAACAGGTATCGAAGATATTACTGTTACTCAGGTTGGTATTGGTTATAATACCCAACTTCCACCAACATATGAGATTATTACCTCTCAGGGACAAGATATTAACTTTAATATCGTCTTAGATGAGACTACAGGTAAAGTTGGTGAAGTTAACATCGTTAACTCTGGTTATGGGTACGATGAAGACAATCCACCCCAAATTAGGGTTTCACATCCTCAGCAATACAAGAAAACATATTATTGGTTGTCTGAGTACTATGAAGCTGCTGCTAAGATAGAAGTATTCGATATTGTAATGGCAACTGACCGTTACATGTATGTTTGTGGTGAATTAACTCAAACTAATGGTGATAGTGCTGCATTCCTTGCTAAGTTCACTGATTTGGGTGTAATGGTCTGGGATAGAACTCTCTTACCTACTGCATCTGATAAGGTAGCACGTTGGAAGTCTATTTACCTTGATGAGACATCTGAAGAGAATAATCTTCTTTATATGATCGGTGAAACCGAATCTCAAGGTACTGCATCATATAATCCCGATATTTTGATTGCTAAGTATGAATCTGGATTTGATAATGCAAATAATCCAGAAGGTATTGTTAGATGGCAGAAAGAGATTGCTGGTGTTTCTGGTGTAGCACGTAGAGACTATGCTGGTGACATCTACATGGATGATGAGCAAAGAATCTATATTTGTGGTTGGACAGACACTAATGCTGTAGATCCCTATGATATTTGGGTTATGCAGCTCAATAACACTGGTGATGTTGTTGAGAAGAGGAAATTCGCTTCTAACAGCGAAGGTGAGAGAATGGAGCAACTCCATTACATCGGAGACAATAAGATGCTCTGGTGTGGTGTTGATCAGGACAATAATGACCTTATATTTGGTGAAATGCAGTACGATGGTGCTAACATCGAACTCAATTATGTTAAGAGACTTGCTATAAGTGGTGGTGACGTAAAACGTCCTCGTTTCCAGATTGATGAGTACAATGATCTCTTCTTCATCTGCGATATGTGGAATGGAACCAAGTTCTATGGTTGTTCCTTCCTTAAGATTGCTTTAAATCAACTTTCTACAAACCCAACAACTCCTGAGTACTATTTCTCTAAGACTATCCAACCTACAGGAACTTATGAGTCGATTAATCATGCAGGAATTAATGTTGATGTGTTTGGTAACGTTAGTGTAGTTACTGATGTTAAGTACAGTGATAATGACTTACAAGCGGTTGCTATGTCGTTTAAGTACGATGGAACCCTTCTTCAGAGTACTAATATTAAAGATACTGATGATATTGGATTTAAGACAAGGAATCATGTTGTAGATAACTCTGGTGACGTTATCATCGCTGCTAATAAGCAGAAACCAATCCAGACAGTAGTAAATCGTTTTGATGCTTCACCTATCTCCTTTGCTGGTGATATTGCTGCTGGTGCTGCAACTATTACTAATGTAAGTAATGCTACTAGTCTTGCTACTGGTGATATTGTCTCAATAACCAGCGGTGGTGGAACTGTGACTCTTGCCGCTGGTATAAAAGTTTTAACAGCAACTGGAACTACAGTAACCTTAGATACCAACTTCGGTGGTAGTGGAACTGCCACAGGTGCTATTCTCTCTGCAGTAGATTTTAGTGGTCTTATAGAAGATAGTAGTAAGCAAGCAAATGTAACTACTACCTTCTCAGATGCGACTAAAGTCTTGCACAATAATGCAGACTATAAGTTTGGTGGTGGGTCACTTAAGTTCTCTGGTGGTCCAGCTTATATGAAGCATGCTGGTGCAGGCATAACAACTAATTGGACTACATCTGTATGGAGTTTGATGGAAGCATCTCATGCTTCTAACAACCCTAAAGTTGAGATGATTACTATTGATGATGCTTTAGGAAACAGTATAGTAGTAACAGTAGATGGTAATGCTGCTAGTGGCAACTTAGGTAAGATCGAAATGACCATCGCACCTCAGGGTGGTGGTGGATCAACTGTTTCTTCTGTTGGATCTACTTATTGGACAACTTTACAAGATAGTGCATTCCATCATTGGGCAGTAGTTAAAGAGACACCTTCTCTTGGTTCTTACACCTATTCTGTTTATTTTGATGGTATTCAGGTATGTACAGCAACTGTTGCAACTGAAATTGGTCTTAATGACGTTTATATTGGTGCTAATAAAACTACACCTGCTACTGGTAACTGCTTCTTGGGTAGTATCGATGATTTAGTTATCGAACCTAATGCAGTCTTTACTGGTGCTTCATTTACACTACCAACAACTCAATTTGCTATTACGTCTGATGATTCTCAAATCAATCTAATCAAATTTGATAGATTGCATGATAAGAGAGGTGCTTACAGTGCATTCCCATCAACAGTCTATACTAAGGCATTAACATTTACAGAGACTAGTGGAATCAATATTAATAATCTTACTAATCCTGTAATTACAGTTTGGGCAGAAGGTTCTTCTGGTTTACAGATTCTTGATATGTCAGATACCATATCAACTCTAACACCAGGAACTTACACATTTACTAATAATACTCATCAATTTGCTTCTAAGACATCTACAGTACCTTCACCACTTGGAGTTAAGCTCAAGGTTAGTGCTGTTGTTATACCGAAGTACTATGTTAGAGATGCTGGATTCCAGAAGATTGATAACGTATTAGAATTTACATTTAACCAAGATATCAAGTTTACTAAGGGATCTATACTACAACAGTATAACTCTCAGGGTATTGTACAGGCATATGGTACTATCGTTGAGGTTCCAACTGGTACTTTAGATTACCCAGGATTGGGTAGTAAGTATAAGATCGGTAAGATGTTTGGTAACTTTAATGATACCGATCTCTTTAAGAATGATCTAGGTGAAGAAAATATAATCGAAGACGTAATTTTCCACCCAGAACGGGCACAGGCCGAATGGTTAACTGCTACAGCATATACAGTAGATGATCAGGTTTGGAGTGATGGTAAGATCTATAAAGCAACTAATACTGCTACTTCTGGTGCTACTGCTCCTACCCATGAGATTGGTAACGTAACTGACGGTTCAGTTATATGGCAATACATTAGTGCTGCTGGTCCTATAGAAGTTGACCTAAGAGATCATCCATGGCCAACTCCTACTGAACCACTATGGCAAGCAACTAAATCTTATGCTCTTAATGACTTAGTTTACTTTGGTAGACAGAATTATAAGTGTACAACTGCTGGTGTAACAGGATCTGTTGCTCCTACTCATACTAGTGGTACTGCTACTGATGGTACTGTAGTTTGGACATGGCAGTCTCAGTCTGATGCTATATCTTCTTATGCTAGATTCCGTCCATATGATGCTGAGGATTATAGGGTTAAGATTGTAGAGGTTTATACTGGATCTGACTTTATTGTTGGTGACGTTATTTCACTTGGTGGATCTGTAACTACTGGTCCTAAAGAAGGTGATCCTAAGATTGCTCAGATTAATGGTGTAAGTACTGTTAAGAAGATAGAATATGTTGTAAATCTAGACAAGGATATTATTAGGAGTGCTAATGCTCGTACTGACCTTATTTACTGTCAGGCATTATCTGCTCATAAATTTAAAGCAGCAGATATCCTCTTTGTAGAAGGATTTACTACTGCTCAGTTTAATGGTTCATTCTTTGTGGAAGAAGTCTTCTCTTCTAGAGACTTTACTTATAGAATGAGAGCTGCTGCTGACAGTGAACCAGCATTCTATAATAATGCGATATTTAACGTTAAGATATCATCTAAGCACCCAACTCTTATGTTGGTAAGAAACCATTCTTATGTCTTTGACATGAGTGATGCTTCTAACCTTGGATACTTCTTATCCTTCTCTCAAGACAACCAGTTTAAACTAGAATACTCATTTAACGTTATTGAGAGGTCTGGAACTCCTGGATTGTCTTCTAACACTGAGACCCCTATAGTCAACTTTACAATCGGTGGTGAAGTTACAAATATCACGTACTATTTTGATCCAAGCCGAACATTATCCTCCAACTCCCCAGTTGGTGAGAACTCCTTCATTGACGTTATTAAGACACCATATGACGGAACATTTAAGATCGGTGAGATTATAAGTGAGACTGAATTCAGATTCCCACTAGAAATCGAACCAGAATTTAATAATGCTGAAATCGGAGTAGATGATCAAGATAATCCAAATTCTTACTACTCAACTACATCAACTAAGGCAATTGGTCCGATTAACACTATTAAGTTGATCTCTCCAGGTGGATTCTATAAGAAGCTACCAATTATCTCTGATATTGCTTCAGATCGTAAGATTGAGAAGATTAAGATCAATAATGGTGGTACTGAGTATGCACCTGGCGTATACACTCAAGTTCCTATTATAGGTGATGGTGAGGGTGGTCTTTGCATCATTACCGTCGAAATTGATGCAGAAACTAGTTCTGGTACTATAACTGATGTTACATTAACTGATCCAGGTAAAGGATACACATTTGGATCGATTGACGTTGATGGTATTACAGGAATTCTAGGATCTACCTTATCTGGTTCTGGTGGTGATTTAGAGGTCGTTATACCTGATGAAGGTAGTGGTGCTTCTGTATTCTTGACTGGTACAGAGATTGGTAAGATCAAAACTCTTAAAAACAATGAATTTGGTTATGGTTACTCTCATGACTATACTTTACGTCCTGAGATTGCATTCCCAGTCAACTTACAACTCTTTAACACCTCAATACTCTCTGAGATCAAGATAACTGACCCAGGTGCTGGATATACCTCTGCACCAGTTGTAGTCATCGCTGGTGGTGGTGGAACAGGTGCTGATGCAGAAGCAGTTGTTAAAAACAACAGATTATCTGAGATTATCGTTAAAGACCCAGGTGCAGGATATAGCTCACAACCATCAGTTACACTTAAGTCAGAATTTACATATGTTGTTAACTTAGACCTTAATTATCTACAGTTTAACTTCCCTCATGGTATAACCACTGGTGCTGCTATTCAGTTCCGTGCAGAAGATATTGGTAGTGATGTTGGTGAATTACCAAAACCAAGTAGTGTTGGTTTGACTTCATTGTCATCTACAACCACCTACTATGCTATTGCTGGTAATGTTGCTGGTTTAGAAAGTGACCAGTTGAGATTTGCTTTAACACCTGCTGATGCTGAATCAGGTAACTATATCACCTTCTTAACACAAGGTAATGGTAGACAGGTGCTATTAACCGAGGTATTTGGTGGTAAAGCAGAAGCAGTCGTAGAAACCTCTAGATTCTTAGAATCTGAAGAAGTATTCCAAGGTGAGTCATATGATTTGGCAAATGCCTTCGGTACTGTATCAACTAACGATGGTTGGCAGATTGGACCTAAGATCCTTAAGGTTGTTAATCCTAAGGGTGTTTTTGTCGAGGGTGGCAAGGTTCAGGGTGTAATTTCTAGAGCATCTGGTATTATCGATAATGTACAGATTGCTAAGGGTATTCTGAACATTGACGCTATCACTAAGACCTCTGGTAGGTTTATTGATGACGTTGGTAAGCCTTCTGAGATTGTACAGAAGATTCAGGATTCTTACTTCTATCAGAACTTCTCATACGTTATTAAGTCTCAAATTCCGATCAACCGTTGGAAGAAGCAGATATTAGAGAATAACCACCCAGCTGGCTTTAATATGTTTGGTCAGTTGGAATTAACGGGTGGTAAGGACATCTCTGGCCGAAGAATTGGTACTGAGTTCACCAAACAGGTTAATATTGACGAATATACTAATGTTAACCAAATTACATCATTTGGTGCTGCTCAACCCATATATTCGACATTTAACAACTCTGAAGTTCTATTCAGGAAGAAAAGACTAACAAACTCCGAGGAAATTCTAACTTCTATCGTTAAGAAGATTGATAACATTTCTGATCAGTTTGATGGTGCTACAAAGGCATTTAACCTTACTGTAGAAGGTGAACAGATTATTATTAAAGAAAATCAGATGTTGGTCACCTTAAACGGTGTTATCCAATCTCCTGGTGAAGCATATCAAATTGTTGGTAATCAGATCGTATTTGCTGAAGCACCACGTCCTGATTCTAAAGTTATCTACAGAAATGTTGATATTACCGTTTTACCGATTAAGAGACTTAATTTAACTCAGATCGGCGGTATTTTCCCACAAATCGGTGATATCATTACAGCTAAGTTTAATAACGTTAACTCAAGTGCTAAAGTCATTGATACTAGTACAAGTAGTATTGATATCATCGAAATCATCGGTACAACGTTTGTAAACAACGCTAGAGTCGATGTAAGCAGAACTGGGTTCAGTGCATTCATTGGAAGCATTGATGATGTTAATCAGTCAACTATATTCGAATTTGGCGAAACAGTCACTAAAGTTGATCTAGGTGGCGATACAGCAATTGTAGAAGAGACAAACCTCGATTTAGACGGTAATCTCGATTCTAGTCTTGTACTTTCTAAGACTTCTGGTACTGCAGAGTTCGAAACTGGTGCTTACAATATTTTACTTAATGATCTCATATATTCTGCATCTTCGAAGATCGCAGCTAAAATAACTGGAATTTCACCTTATAGAGATCCAGTTACCTCCATTAACATGGCAGCAGCAGTTGCATTCGAAGAAGACCAAATAATCACTGGTGGAGTCTCAGGTGCTCAAGCACAAGTTGTTAGACTCGATGCAAGTGCTAATCCACCTGTTCTTTACTATGTTAAGAAAAATACCCCCGATTTCATAGATGGAGAAACAGTAACTAACCAAAATGCTGTTAATGGAGTTATATCTGGTGATCCTAAAGTCGGAGACGTTGTAGACACTTTAATCATCAACAAAGGTTCTTCATTCTTTGGATTAGTCTTTGAGCGTCTTATTTCACTTACTAACCAGAATGTTATCCTAGATAACATTTCAGAGACTACAATTAGTCCTGTTGAGTTAAACAATTCAGCAAACCGTATTAACGCTGATTTCTTGGATTATGAAGAAGTTCGTTCTACAGAAATCGAATATAACAATTTAAGTGGTGGTACACTTGCTGTTAATGATGTTATCCGTTCTATCAACGTAACTTATGGTAACCCTGTAACTGACGCACTGAACAGATATAAGGATGCTGCTAGAAGTATAAGAAATAATAGACAAGAAATTATAGATTTTGCTGTTTCTCAGATAGCAATTGACTATCCTGGTTTCTATCACACTGGTGACAACCAAGTTGCCCAGATGGGTAGATTTAAGGATGCTTATCGTTTGATCCAGAAGAATAGAGAGTGGATCATCGCTAAGTCTTATGATGAGATGATTACTCAATATCCTGGTACTACTATTCCTAGTGCTGCTAAGTGTAAGAGAGACCTTGGATATTTCATCGATGCTCTATCCAGAGATACTGGATGGGGTGGAACAGTCTATACACGTAAATTGTGTCAGATGTTCTTCCCAGATGGTACTACTTTCCAGTATGTTAATTCTCAAGCTAATGAGATTAATTATGGTTATGGTAAGGCATATGATCATATGGTCGAAGCACTTACTAACACATTAAGTGGTTCTGAGACAATCGATTCTGTTTCATATACGAAGTATAATGAGCAATCTACAGGCGGTTCTGGTGGATCAGGAATTACTGCTGACCCATCTCCAGGAGATAATTACGGTACTTCTGGTTCTAACTCCACCAATTATGGTGCTAATAATTGTGCTGATGTTACAGCAGCACTGAACACTCTTTGGACTAATGTTTCAGAGGTAATAACAACTGCATCTCTATCTGATCTAATTGATCTTTCACAACCTGCAGCACAGACTACATTAGAAACTAAGTGTACTCGTGACACTGGTTACTTCATTGATGCTATTGCTGATGACCTAGATGGTGATGGCAACTACTACATGGTTGAGTTTGTTAAGAAGTTCTTTAATACTGACGGTGTATTCATAGGTCTTCCAGAGACACAAGAAGCAATTACAGCATTTAATGCTGCTAAGGATCTCTGTAAGAATGCAATGAGAAATATCATGTATGACCAGACACTTAATACTGCTGGTTATAACCTGAATGATCCTACAACATATTCTGCACCTTACTTAGACAGTTCTTCTACTGCACATTACTATGACCCTGATTACTCTTCAGGTAGTAACCAAGGTGGAACTAATTGTGCAAACGTAGCAACTGCTATTGACACATTAGCAAATATTGCAACTACTTCATTCACAGGTGCTCAGTTTACACCAACTGCTGCATCATATACTGCTGCCACTGGTGACTTAGTTCTAACCATTGGATCACATACTTTAACAACTAATGATACTGTTAGGATAGAACCTAATTCATTAACATTCACTTGTGCGATGGATGGCAATACTGCCAATAAGACATATCCTCGTTCTAGTGACCCAACTTACAACCAGCAGATTGCAATTGATGCTGTAGGTGCTACAACTATTACTGTTAACGTCGGTGCATCACCTATTGTTAACCACACAGTAACGAATGCAACTTACGATCCTGTTGGTGGTGATTTAGTATTGACCATTGGTGCTCACACCTTAGCAGTTGGAGAAAGTATTAAGATTGCTACTGGATCATTAACCTTTAGTTGTGATCAGGGTGGTACTGTTGGAAATGGATCTTATCCTCGTGCAACTGGAGCAAATACTAGCGATGGTGAAGATTATGCATATGACACTGCTGTAGAAATTACTGCTGCTAGTGAGACAACTATTACTGTTAACGTTAACGGTGGACAGGGTGCAGTTACTAACACCAATGCACACACCTTCGTATCTGCTACACCTAACGGTATTCAGAGTGGTGGTAACTATACACACACATTTGTATCTGCTACTGCTAATTCAGTATCTGAGGGTGGTGGTCTTGCATATATCAATTCACTCGCTACTGTTACCGATGGTACTTACGAGGAAGGTGAGAACATAAGGGTTTATAAGTTTGCTTATAAGGATAGAGGTGGACTTGGATTCTTCACTCCTGGTGACACAGTTAAGGGTCATAAGTCTGGTGCTAATTTCTCATGTAAGGGTGCTAACTCTGGACTACGTTGGCTGTATACTAATACTCTAACTGGTTCATTCCAGAATAGAGAGTATATTACTAACTCAAGAATTACAAACGTTTCTGGTGCTTCTAACGTTACCGTTACACCAACAAACGCAACCTATGATGCTGCTACTGGTCATCTTACTTTAACAGTTGCTGCTCATGGATTCTCCACAGGTAATGAAGTTTCTATTGCTGCAAATGCAATTAAATTTACTTGTGGTATGGATGCTAATGCTACTCAGCATGATTATCCAAGACTTACTGACCCTGTTGCTAACAATGTTAGATTACCTATCATTAAGACAACAGCAAGTACATTTACTGTAAACGTTGGTTCATCCCCACTTAAGCATTACACACCAACTGGTGTTGATTATCAACCAGATACAGGTGTAATGGCAATTACCATTGGACCTAACAATCTTAATGTTGGTGAGAAGATTAGATTTAAGCCACAGTCATTAGTATTCACTTGTGATCAAGATGGTAACCAAACAGAGCATGCTTATCCAAGAAATTCTGACCCATTCTATAATACCTCAGTAAACATTGATAGTATTACATCAAGTACTTACTCAATTACTGGTGCATCATATCTTCCTACTAAGGGAACTTTAAATCTTACCATTGCTAATCATGGATTCTCGAATGGTGAGATGATCAAGATTGCTGATAATTCATTAACCTTCACATGTGCTAATGATAATAATGCTACTCAGCATACTTATCCTAGAACAACTGATCCAGCAAGTTATCAGTGGTTACCTATTTCAGTTGTTGATAATAATACTATTGGTGTTCAGATTGGTGTTTCTCCCGATACCTCAGTTCACACTTTTGTAAGTGCAACTTCTAATAATATTACGAAGCAAGATGGTGGTGTTATTATTGTTCAGGTCTTAAGTACACAACCTTCTACTAACACTACTTTACACACTTTTGTACGTGGTGAAGATGCTATTATTACTGGTGGTGATTATGCTCACACCTTTGTAAGTGCAGTACCAAATTCCTTTACTGTATATCCAGCGAAAGCAACATTAACTTCACTTGATAAGCGTAGTGGAACTAACTCTCTATTATTAGAATCACAAGCATATCTTACTCATGATCTATCTGATGTAAATGCATTTGGTACTGATAACTTTACTATAGAGATGTGGATCAAGGCCAAGGCAGTAACTGGTGGACAGTATCTGTTTGACTTCCGTACAAGTGGACTTAGTGAGACTGGATCTTTAAGTCTATATCTTGATGGTGGTAGTATCAAACTTGCCTATGATAACGCTGATCGTATCAGTGGTTCTCATGGAATTAGTGCTGGTACATGGACTCACGTAGCAGTATCTAAGACTTCTGGTATTACTAAATTGTGGGTTGGTGGTGTTCAGGTAGGATCTGATTACACTGACACCAATAATTATTTTGAGAGGAAGATGACCATTGGTGCTGACCAAGCAGGTGCCAACTTCTATCAAGGTCATATTGATAACTTTGTTATCACTAAGGGTGTATCTAACTACACAGCAACATTTACTCCTCCAGTTATCTTTAGCACTAATGATAATATCTCATTCTCTATGAGTAATGAGCATCCTATCATCATGAGTGATAAGGATGTTTATGCAACCTTTACTGGAACGACAAACTCTGCTGCTGCAGCTAAGAAGGTTAATTATGCCACTAAGGAAATAATTATTGAGGATGTTCAGCTTTCTAGAGATGAGCATCGTAAGGCTGCTGATATGCTCGAACTTAATAGAGCATGGATTGCTGAAACAGCAGTTAATAAGATGAAGGCTAAGTATCCTGATCTGTTGATGCCAGGTGACACCGCTGATGGTGTTGGTCCTCAACAGGGTACTACATTCTGTTTAAGGGATACAAAAGAACATATCTTAAAAGGTATTATTGATGATATACGTTATGGTGGTAACTACAATAGTACACTTGCTGCGAGATCTTATCTAACTGCTTATGAGGGTCTTGAGCATATTGCTAATGAAGTACTACAGTCAATTTACACATATAGAGAACTAGCACCTATTTGTCACTATGTTCTGACTACTACAAGTACAGATCTTGAGAACTATGGTGTTGATAGTGATGGTAATCCTACTAAGTTTACTGACATACTTCGTATACCTAATAACTTCTCTTCACCTATATCTCAAGCCATTCAGGATGAAATTTCTGCTCTTGCTGATGAGGTAGGTGATATTATTGGACCTACTGGACAGAGATTTAGAGACGCTGGTGATTTAATTTGGAAGAACCGTGATGTAATTGCTGCTGAAGCAGTAGGTTGGTTAGAAGCAACATATACGAAGGATATTAATGGTACTGTATATGATTTCTATACAAACCCCAATTCGAACCCCAATAAGTGTACTCATGAGATAAAGACTTATATACTTCCAGCTGTCATTGCTGATCTAGTTACTGGTGGTAATTCTGCGATCAGGAACGTCACAGCTAAGTTCATGAATGCTAATAGTGAACTTTACTCTATTGATAATGAGTTAAGTGCTGTAATAGATGTATATAACCATGTTGCTAAGCTTTGTAAGCATGCGGTCAACAACACTCTAGTAACTAAGGGTAGTACTGCTGCTGAACTTGGTGTATCATCCGAGTATCAAGATGATTATTATGTTAATGAGTATACAGAACTGACTGTATACAGAGATGCTACCATTACTATCGACTCTGAAGGTTATAATGCCCAAAGAACCGATAATGATAGGTTGTTAGATGCTGCTGATATGCTTGAGCGTAATGCTAATGTCATTGCTTGGGAAGCAGTTCATACAATGAATGACCTATCGAAGTATCTTAACTTCGGTGTTCCTGATGGTGCTCAGAATTGTGTTGATGATGTATTAGATATTCTAAATGCAGTCGCACATGACCTAAGGAAGGGTGGTAACTCTAAGACTTGGGATGCTGCTAATCTGTATCTTAACCAGGAAGATAAGTCTCTTATCCAATTAAATGGTCGTCAGCATACTCATCAGTATGTAAGATCAGAACTTGACGCTATTTACACTGGTGGTAACTACGGTCATACCTTCGTTACTGCTGCTACTAATGCTATAACAGACAATGGTAGTGGTAATCACACTCCATCTAACGTAGTTTACACTCCTGGAGATGGTAATTTAGTTATTACCATACCTAATCATGGATTAACTACTGCAAATACCATTACTATTGCAGAAGAATCATTGACATTCACCTGCTCAATGGATGATCATGCTTCGAAGCACAAGTATCCAAGAAAAGGTGACCCTGCATATGGTAAATCTATTGCTATTACTTCGAGTACAATCTCCACAATCACTGTTAATGTTGGTGCTTCACCGATAGTTAACTACAATGTCTCCAATGCTGACTATAATTCAGTAACAGGTGACCTAGTGATGAACGTTGGTGCTCACACATTGCAACCTGGTACTTCTATTAGGTTTAGAGATGGTGCTTTAACCTTTACTTGTGATAGAGATGACTATGCTACAGAGCATTCTTACCCTCGTCAGAGTGATCCTGTCTATAATACCTCTGTAAAAATTACTGATGTTGGTGTTACTACTTCTACACCAACAGGTGCAACATATGATCCTAATACTGGTATCGTAACGATCACCCAGAATGGTCATGGATTCACTGGTGAGTCAACTCATACCGCAACTGACGCTGCATATAATCCTAATACAGGTATTATGACACTAACAGTTGCTGGACATGGTTTCGTTGCTGGTGATAGTGTTAAAATTGCTGGAAATTCACTAACATTCACCTGTAATTTAGATGGTGACCTTTCTAATCATACATATCCAAGGTCAACTGACCCTGCATACAACTCTTGGTTGCCTGTACTTAACGTAACTAATAATACTTTTGATGTTCAGGTACTAAAAGAGATTCCATCTACTAACGTTGCTGTTCATACCTTTGTTTCTGCTACTGCTAGTGGTATTACTAAGGCAAATGACTATGTAATGCTCGATGAGAACGCATTATCAATGAGTTGTGATACAGGATCTGGTGCAGTCACTAAGACTTATCCAAGACCACAAGACCCTGCATACAAAGCATGGTTACCGATATCAAATGTACAGTTAAACACCTTTGATATACAAGTATTAACCACAACTCCTTCCACAAATACAAATGCTCACACATTTGTGTCATTTGCGACCAATGGACTGAAGAGACAGACTGGTAATATCACAGTTAATGTCGGTGTAGCACCTGGTGAAGATGCTGCTGCTATCAGTGTCCTTAAACTTACTACTGAAATGGCAATAATGACCATGCGTAATGCATTTGGTCGTGAGAATCTCTATATCTTTGACCCAGATCCTGCAGCTGACGATGATACTACACCTGCAGGTGGTGATGAGTCTCTTGATAAGGTTGATGTTGAGTCCTATGAGCGTAATGCTGTTAAGGACAGATTCATTAACGCTGCTGATATCATCGAAAGAAACATTCGTTTGATTGCTGAAGAGTCTATTGCTGCTGCTTTAGTACAATATCCTTCACTTAACATTCCTGGTGGTAACATCAATTGTGTCCATGACTTAACTGACTTCTTGGATGCTATGTGCTGGAACCTCCGTCATGGTGGTAACAACAAGGTCTTCCATGCTGCTGAATACTATGTCAATGAAGGTCTAACACATAACACTGAAGCAACTTGGATCACTAATTATGCCAGAGATCTCGCCATCCAGGTGATGAGGAATGAGTCTCTTGCACTTAACTATGGTAGAGACCCTGCATTTGACACTGCTATACCTATTGTATCTGTTGCCTCTACTCAGCACACTGCTACTGATGCTTCTTATGATGCTGGTACTGGTTTATTGACTCTAACAGTTGCTGGACATGGATTTGATATAGGAAATAAGATCAATATTGCTGATAATTCATTGACATTTACTTGCTCAATGGACAATCATTACAGCAATCACACCTATCCTAGGACTACAGATCAGACAAGTAATCAGTGGTTGCCTATAATTTCTAAGACAACTGACACATTCACAGTCAATGTTGGTGTCTCAAGGATCAAGAAATTTACTCCCACAGCAATTAGTTACGAGCCGAACACTGGTAACCTCATAATGACTGTGGGAGTTCACGACCTCAAGGTTGGAACTAACCTAAAAATCGAACCTAATTCACTCACATTTACTTGTGCGATGGATAATGGTGCTACTAATCACACCTATCCAAGAATTACAGACCCAGTACATGACGAGCCAATTGAGATTGTAGGTGTAACTGATACTACTGTTACTGTTAACGTTGGTACTACTGGTATTACAAACTTTGATGTACATGATGCTAAGTTTGTTCCTAATACTGGTGTTCTTGATATCAACATCGGTGCACATACCTTCAGAGCAGGAGAGACTGTTAAGTTAGGTACTAATGCATTAACCTTTACTTGTGCAATGGACAGTCATGCGACTGACCATGCATATCCTCGTGCTTCTGGTCCTAGTGGTCCTGATGCAGGATATAATACTGCTATAACAATCGATAAGATTGGTTTAGACACCTATGATATAACCAATGCTGCATATACACCTACAACAGGTGTTATGACATTGACTATTCCTAGTCATGGATTTAAAGCACAGACTACTCATACTCCAACTGCTGCTGCATATGCACCTGCTACTGGTGTAATGACTATTAGTCTTGCTAACCATGGATTCCAGAATGATGACAGAGTTAAGATTAATCAATTTGGATTAGTATTCACATGTGGTATGGATGGTCATACAACCAACCATGCTTATCCTAGAGCATACAACTCTTCTGCTCCTGGTGGAGAAGACTATGCATATGATAAGTGGTTACATGTTACTAATGTAACTCAGAATACATTTGATGTTAATGTTGGTGTATCTTCCAACCAGACTGAGCATACATTTGTCAATGCAGTAACTAACTGCCTGACTCATGCTGGTGATTACGTTAGGGTATGTACTGAGGCTATTGACTTTAAGTGCACTAAAGATGGTAATGCTACTAAGCACTCATATCCTAGAACATCTGACCCAGTTTATGATGAGTGGTTACCTGTACTTAATGCAGGTACAGATACATTTGATATCCAAGTCGGAGTATCTGGTCCTAACGATAACTATGCTCACACCTTTGCTGCTGCTACTGATCTAACACCTACTAACGCTGCTTACGATCCTAATACTGGTAAGATGACTCTTACCGTTAACGATCACGGTATGCAGAATGGTGATACCATTTGGATCGAAGACGGTGCTGTAACCTTTAGATGTGGTGAAGATAGTCAGGGTTCAGACCACGCATATCCAAGAAATATTACTGATACATTTACTATTACTGCTGCAACATATGATGCTGCTGCTGGTATTATGGAATGTACTGTTGCTAACCATGGATTTGGTGATGGTGCAATGGTTAAGTTTGCACCTGAGTCGATCAAGTTTACTTGCTCGATGGATAATTATGATACAACTCATGCTTATCCAAGACATGATGATCCTGTTGCTGATAAGTGGATCCCTGTATTTAATACACAAACAAATACATTCCAAGTTCATGTTGGTCAGTCAATAGAGAAGCAATGGACTCCTACTGCTGCTGCTTACTCACCAGTAACAGGTGTTATGGACTTGACTATTGGTGCTCATAGTTTCCGTGCAGGTGAAACTTTAACACCTACCAACGCTGACTATAATCCAACAACAGGTATCATGAGATTGACCATTGCTGGTCATACTCTGACACAAGGTGAGCATATTAAGATTGCTGATAATGCACTGACATTTACATGTACATTAGATGGTGGTAGTGCACAGAAGACATATCCAAGACCTTCTACTATTAGTCACACAGCAACTACTGGTACTACACATGATCCACAGACAGGTATTTTACATATCAATACCACTGCTGCACATAACCTAACCAATGGAGATTGGGTTAAGTTTGCTGACAACTCCTTGACATTTACTTGTGGTCTAGACGGAGATCAAACTAACCATTCTTATCCTAGGGCAGATGACCCAATGAGCGGTAAGTGGGTACAGATCTCTAATGCTACTGCTAGTGGATTTGATGTACAAGTTCTAAACTCAATACCTCAGTCTAATACTTCTACTCACGTATTCGTATCTGCTACATCTAATGGTATCCAAACTAGAGACCCCTTCAGTGGTCGTTGGATGGAGATTAGAGAAGCAGGAACAGATTACATCGATGTTAAAGTTCTAACTACTGCACCTTCTACTAATACTAATCCTCATACCTTTGTAAGTGCTGCTGCTAACTGCATCCAGACATCTGGTGACTCTGTAAGAATTGCTGCAAACTCTATTACTTTCACATGTAATAAGGACAGCAATGCTACCAACCACACATATCCAAGAGCAGCTGCAAATGCCGCTGGTGGTGCTGATCCAGTATATAACGGTGCTGCTAAGATTGTTGCTGTTACAGATACTACAATCAGCGTATGGGTTGGTACTTCTGCTAACACTACATCACATACATTCGTTTCTGCTGCTGCTAATGCAGTTACATCTGGTGGTACATATACACACAACTTTGTATCTGCTGACGCTAATGGTCTTTCACAACAACGTGACTGGGCACATAACAACTATATTCCAGTTTCTGATGTAACTACTAACACATTCAGTGTACAGTTACTACAGAAGATTCCTTCCACTAATACTACTACACACGTATTCCAGTCTGCTCTTGCTAATAGCATCCACAGAGGTGTTATACAGAAACAGAACGGATGGATTACAATGAATGTTGGTACTTCATCTAACACCTCATGGCATGGATTTAAGTCTGCCGATTCTGGTGCTCTGATAAGTGGTGGTTACTATGCTCACTCATTTGTATCTGCATCTACAGGTGCTGTACATACAGGTGGTGACTATACTCATGAGTTTGTATCTGCTGTCACTAATGGTATTAAGAGACAGGATCCTGCAGGTATAGTTACACTTGATATCGGTGCTTCTGGTCCTAATGATCAATATGCTCATACGTTTGTAAGTGCTGCTTCTGGTGCCTTGATCACTGGTGGTAACTATGCTCATAAGTTTGTATCTGCTACAGACCGTGCATTGGTAACTGGTGGTAACTATGAACACACATTTGTATCTGCTGCATCTAACTCAGTTAATGTAACTGGTGGATCTCAGTTAACACCAACAAATGCTACCTACGATCCTCTAACTGGTCACCTAACATTGACCTTCGGTTCTGCTCATGGATTGCAAGCTAATATCAATACATTCACACTTGATAACAACGCAATACAGTTCTCTTGTGAATTTGATGGTAATACAACTACTCATGGATATCCAAGATCAACTGATCCTGCTTCAGGAACAACGTTAACTATAATTTCTAACACAACAGATACGATTACTGCTAACATAGGAACTACTCCTGAGGTTAACTTTAACGTAACCAACGCTACCTATGATGCTGGTACAGGTAACCTAGCACTTGATATTGGGTCTAATAGTCTCCAAGGTCCTACACTTGGTTTAACACCTACTGATGCCGCTTACAACCCCACTACAGGTATCGTTACACTTACTATCAATGGTCATGGATTTGCTAATGGCGAATACGTTAAGATTGCTGATGGTGGATTAACATTCTCATGTACTCAGGGTGGTGGAAACTATTCATATCCAAGAGTTACTGACCCTGCATCTGGTAAGTGGTTAACAATTTCCAATTGCACAGCAAATACATTTGATGTACAGGTATTAGATACAGTTCCTTCTACCAACACAACAACTCATACACTGGTTAGCATTGCTACTGGTTGTGTTGATAAAGCAGGTGAATCTGTCATGGTTAGACCTAATTCTTTGACATTCACATGTCAACAGGATAACTATTCTACTAACCACACATATCCTCGTGCTAAGGATCCAGCATTCGATAGACCTGTTCCTATTGTTGGTAAGTCTGGTAGTACTATTACTATCGATATTGGTAACTCACCTATCGTTACATATACTCCAACTAATGCTACTTACGATCCTGCAACTGGATATCTAGCATTAACAATTGGTGCACATGGATTGTCAACAGGAACGACTTGTAAGTTAGCACCTAACTCCTTTACATTCACATGTACAAGGGATGGTAATACTGCTCAGAAGACATATCCTAGAGGTGGTCATACCTTCGCTCAGAAGTTCTATGCTGATCTTGACTTCTATCCTTACAATTCTGGTGATTTTGTAATCACTGCTGATACTAATAATCCTAAGTGTGCTGACGTAGCATCTGCTATTACATCTTTGATGGGTCTGTATACTGATGCTATTGCTACACCTGCAAGTCTAACTGATGGTACTATTAGTAAGACTCTACCAAATATTTGGCCAGTTAAGTACGCTCCAGATATGGTAATGCGTGATGTTAGTATCACCTTCGATCAGAATGGTGCTATGAATGGTGATTGGAATACTACTTGTGTTGGTGTTGCAGATAAGATCGAAGGATTGATGGATATTGTTATCCAAACCATATCTCTAGCATCTGGTGGTGGTGGTAGTCACTTGGATGCTGTAGAACGTGAACTCCCATGGAGATTTAACAATAATTATCAATTATATACATGCTATAACGTAACATCAGCAGTTGATACACTCTTTGATGTACTGTTGACTACGATTGGTGGTGGTTCAGTATCCGATAAGCATTGTGCACGTCATATACTCTTTAATTATCATGCTATTACTGCTAAGGCATTTGAGAGAACTCAAAATAACCATCCAGATACTACAGCAGATATAACATTTGCTGAGAATATGGTAACTGCTTTGATGTATGACCTGAATACAGGTGGTAACCAAGGTATGCTGAAGTTGGTTAACTCTTGGTTTGATGGTGAAGGTAACTTCATAGCATTCGAGAATATCGTTAGACAGCACTTACTCTTCTATGTTACACGTATACGTGAGTATGTTAAACGTGGTTTATATGACTACAACAATGATGCACAGTGGGCAGGATATGATCTATATCTAGAACCATCTAATACTGCTGCTATTTCTAATAGATTTGAGTATGAGAAAGAATCTACAGAATTTACAATTGATAGTTCTATTAACCTTGCATATCATGCACTGAATAGATCTCAAGCACCTTCGACTAATAAGATTGATTATACCAATAGTGCTGATATCACTAATGTGACTAATCTATATGATGAAGGTGAAGATTATAACACTGATCCAGAATTGATTCTATTAACTCCAACTATTGAGGTTGGATTTGAGAGAAGAGAGAATACTGTAACAATACATAAGCCTAACTTCTTCTCACGTGGTGATGTTCTTGCATATATTCCTGCTTCTCAGGATCTAGATCCTAATTTACAGGATCAGACATACTACTATGTTCTTAATGCTGAGGCAGACTTCTTTGAGATTACTCGTGAGAAGCGTCATGATGCAAGATATAGACAGTTTGCACTAGATAAAAATTTAACAGGTCAGCAAAGATTACAGACAGTTGTACGTACTGGTATTAATATGCCAGCAATGGTTGCTCCTGTAAGAGATAACAATCAACCAATTAGTGCTGGATTTAACACTGCTGATTATTTGGTTGGATCTACTTCTAATGCTTCTGCTGAAGTTGTTCGCACAATGAACAATGAAGCAAATATTGTTAAACTCTATAAGAAGTTTAATGTAGACGCAGCATCTGGTAGATTTACCAATGGTGAAACTGTACAAGTACAGGGTTCTACATCTAACAATGGTACTATTGTTCAGACTTCTGTTCTAACTGGTGATGGTGGAGACGAAGGTTGGATCTACGTTGAGGATATGACTGGATCATTCTCTGACAATGATGTTTTAGAGGGTGTAGATAGTGGTCAGACTAATACTGTTAATGGTACTAGTGTTGAGCGTATGTTAATTAACACCTCTAGAGGTGCATTTAAGCAAGATGAGAAGGTCTTTAACAAAGGAAATAGTGCTGAGGCAGATATTGTTAAGTACGAAAACTCTGCTGGTTCTCTTGTAGGTAATAGTGGTGGACGTATTACGATTGATATCGAAACCATCGCAGATGACTTTGTTGATGGTGACGTTATCTACGGTTCTATCACTGATAAGATTCTTGATATAGCATACATTACTGCTACTGGATTCGAAGAGTTAACTCTTAACCAGTATGTACATGCAGAATCACAGATAGAATGTGATGTAAATAACATCATCCGTGATGGTGGGTATGCAGGAAACTTTACTGCTGGTGATGTAGTTTACCTCCTCGCAGGTACTACTATTAAGGAACCAGGTTGGACTGCTGTTGTCACTAAGTATCAAGCATTTGATGATAGTGTTACTCCTAACATCCCACATAAGATTTGGATTGCAAACCTTAGACCATATGGAACTAACTCTCAAGGTGAGGTAGTTACACCTGATCCTCAGGATTTAGCCGCTGGTGGTACTGCAATTGGTAAGTTTGAGAACCTCAATAACTTCCCAATTATCCTCGCTGAGATGAGTAGTGTAACAGTCACTAACTACAATTCTTATGGTAAGGTCTCTGGTAAATCAGTTACTGGTGATTCAGGTAGAATTTGGTTGGAAGATGTTGTTGGAGACTTCCCAAGCAATATTACAATTAAGTCTGATGCTGGTTGGTATGCTGGTGTCACCCAATCTAAGGGTCTTGTTGGACGTTGTGATAGGTTCTTCAGAGGATTTGATGGTTCACAAACATCCTTTAAACTTACTACAAATAACGGAGAAGCATACTTCCCAGATCCTGCTGGACACCTATTGGTATTCACTAATGGTGTTCTACAACCTCCAGGTGGTACACAAGCATACACAGCATTCTCTGATCAGATCCAGTTCACTGAACCTCCAACAATCGGTTCTGAGTTTATCGGATACTACGTTGGTAAACTTAGACAGTTGGATGATATATCCTTCGAGTTTGATTCCTTACGTTCATCCTTTAACTTACGTTACGCAGGTGGATTCTACTCACTAACCCTAACTGAAGGTGTTAGCTCTAGTACTATACTTCCTGAGAACAACATTATTGTTTCTCTAAACGGTGTTATTCAGGAACCTGGAGTTGGTTATGAACTAGTTGGTTCACGTATTATCTTCGCTGAAGTTCCTCGTGCAGGATCAACATTCGTTGCTTTCTCCTACATTGGTTCTGACGCAGACGTTATTGCTGCTACAGTCGTACCTCCGATTGAGGCAGGTGACCTCCTACAAATCGATGGAGAAGGAGAGAATCGTGAAGTTGCTTTGATTGAGTCTTCTAATTCTTTGATCACCTTCGAGTACACAGGAACTGTTAAGGGTCGTGGTGCTGAAGCACTTGCTGAGATAACCTCTGGTGAGATGACAACAGCAATTATCACCTCTCCTGGTGATGGTTATACTTCACGTCCAAACGTTGATGTCATATCATCTTCTGGATTTGATGGACGCATACGTGCGTTGATGGGTCTCTTGAGGATTGATGTTAAGACTGCTGGTGTTGGTTATGCACAACCAGAAGTCACCATCCACAACACTGTTGAGGATGATTGGACTCCACCTGAAGGTCCTGCCATGAACGGTGGTTATGATACTTACGCAGGTGAGGGTACTGACTCTGATGGTAACCCAATTGTAATTGTTGATGGTTATATAACTATCACTGCCCAACCATCCAACGTAACCGTTAACCAAGGTCAAATGGCTGCATTTACCGTACTCGCTACGTTTAATCTTTCATCTGATGGTTCTGTAGGAACTACTCCTCTGAACTACCAGTGGCAGCGTAAGCAGTATGGTGAGACCACATGGGCAAACATAACAGGTGCTACAAATAGTGTTTACACTACTGCTTCTGCTGAACAGGCAGATGATGGTGATGAGTTCCGTGTAGCAATAACCGCTGCTGGTGCTTCACCTGTTTACTCTAACTCTGTAATCCTCTCGGTACAGACTGGTGCAACAGTTATTTCTAACTTCTCACCAACTCAAATATTCCAATAAATAATTAGAAACTATGGCTGCCACGTCATCATACAACGCAGGAACAAAAATGCTCACAGTGGATGGGGATGGACTCCCCAATCCAGTGTTGTATGGTACGTTCCCTAACAACAATAATCCTAATGCCGTAACAGAGCAGGATTTTGAGCATACTTTCTATTTCAGAGGTGGAACATTTGGTACTGCTCGTACATTTGATACTCCTTCATTCACACAGAATGGTTATCTTATAGATGTACCTTTGTCTGTAGCAGATAATGCTTTATTGGGTAGTGAGATCCAAGTAGGGGATAGAGTTTTGTTTGTTTTTGATAAGCAAACTGCCAATGAAAAGAAGCAAGTATTTGTATATAAAGGAACTAGTCAGACTGTTAGTCCTGGTGAGTTTTGGAGAGAGACATCAAGTAATCTTGAGTTAATTGTAGATTATAGTAGAAGTAATTACACTGGTACTTTAGAGTATTTTGATCAAAGAAATGCTAGATCAAATGTACCTTTAGGTATTGTTGGTGTTACTGCTAATGGTGTAGCAATCTTTAATCCTAGTGCTGGAGCAGGTGGTAACCCACCGACAGGATTTCAGTGGAATGCACACTATGAAGATTCTCCTGTAGATTTTGGAGATGACTCATGTGGTGGACACCCAGAGAATACAGGACAGTATCACTACCATGACACACACTTCCTAGAGTGTTGGCAGAACAATGCTGTAATGGCAGGATATAATGATTACTATGGTTCTAGTCAGTTTAATGGTGACAATATGCGTCATCCTGACGGACATTCTAAGATAGTTGGTGTTGCATTTGATGGATTCCCTGTGTATGGACCTTATCTTTATAGTAATCCCTGGGACAATACATCATCTAAAGTTTTAGCAAGTAGTTCATATAGGATTAAATCTGAAGAGGCACCAGGCAGACCCACTTACGGCAATACTACTGCTAACCCTCCTGCTGGATCATTGATGCAGGATTGGGAGTATGCAGAAGGTACTGGTATTCTTGATTTCCATAATGGAAGATTCTGTGTAACACCAGAATATCCTACAGGTACATATGCATACTTCTTGGCAACTGAAGAAGGTAATGAAGGAGCATTAGATCCACAGTTCCCTTATATGATGGGAACTACTTCACGTGAAACCCTCAACAAACCAGATAATGATGGTGCTCAGGCTCCTGCTGGAGATGGTGGAGGTGACGGAGGTGGAACTGCACCTGCTACTATCCTGATAGGTGCTCAACCTTCTAATGCTACTGTTTCTGCTAATACCTCAGTTACATTTACTGTTACTGCATCTATTAGTCCTGAGGATGGTCCTAAGACTTATCAATGGTTCAGATCTACAGACGGTGGATATTCATTCGCTGTTCTAACAGGATCTACTGCTAATAGTCTCACCTTCACTGCATTGGCATACATGTCTGGATACAAATTCAGGTGTGTAATTGAGGGACCAATTGGTGCACCTGCTGCACAAAACTCTCCTCTAACAACTGACGTTGCTACCCTCACCGTAACTGGTGGTGGCGGTGGTCAGCAGGCAGAAAACTTCGATGGTACTAATGCTACCTTCGATACTACTGGTATCACCTTCGATGCCACCTAAATAACACTGTACAAACTGTAAGAAAATGGCAAAACAGCTAGTTGGTATTGGTTCTTCGGCAAATGATGGCACAGGCGACACCCTGAGGGACGGTGCTATCAAGTATAATGCCAACTTTGACGAACTATATCAGAAATTAGGTAATAACACAGACATCCATATCGATATTGGTGCTGGTATAACGGATGGACAAGTACTTAAATGGAGTAGTACACCAACTCCTGCATTCCGAGGTGCAGATTTTAATCTTTTAAGTGCTAATTTAGATACGAATGGTCATCAATTAATTTGTGACGGTACTGATAATATAACGATTAGGCAGACTGGTACAGGAGACATTAAGTTTTGGGCTGGTGGTACAGGATCGGCACTAACTTATATTGATGGTGATGATGGATACCTTAAGTGGCATGCACCATATGCAAATGCTGCTGCTCTACCAAATGCTGCTACTCATCATGGTATGGTTGCCCATACACATGACACAGGAAAATTACATTTTTCCCATGATCCTGATTGGATCCAACTAGTTGATGTAAATGATAGTATTAATATCCTTTCTGATGTAGATACCACTGTGAATGGTGGTCCTTCAGGTGGGCAAGTTTTAAAGTGGAATGCGAGTACTACAAAATGGGAGCCAGCGAATGACGAACAAGGATCTGGAGGTGGAGGAGGTACTACACAGAATCTATTCGAAACAGTCAACGCCGACACTGGCACAACAACTGCTTCCGCTGCTAACGACACTCTCATTGTTGCTGGCGGTACTAATATCTCCACCAGTATTACTGGCGATACTCTTACTATAAACATGACAGGAGCACTTGGTGATCCTGATCAAAATCTATTCGAAACTTTCGCTGCAGACAATGGTAGCACTTCTGCTACTGTAACTACAGACACTTTGACCATTGCAGGTGGTGCTAGTATCAGTACAAACTTAAGTACCAATACTATTACTATTACCAACGATGCTCCAAATATTGTACAGAATGTTGTACAAACAATCGCTGGTAATACTGGATCTTATACTGCTGCTGCATCAGACTCTACTGTAACCATTCAGGGTTCAGATGGAATCACTACTGCCATGGCAGGAAGTACATTGAGCATTACTTCTGATAGGTTAATGCCTCAGAATACTATAGAAGGTAAATCACTTTACTATGATGGAGAGAACAGTCAATGGGAAGTTGGCGATTCTCCTACTTTATATTATTCCTTTAATGCACCAAGCGACGGAGCATATCGCATTAATGGTCCTGGGATTAATTCTTCTACAGATAATCCTGGTTTAATCCTTTATAGAGGATTTACTTACAAGTTTTACAATACTACTGGTGCTAGTCATCCACTTAAGCTACGTGTTTCATCTGGTGGAATGGCAGTAACTGATGGTGTAACTGCAGATGCAAATGGAACAACCACATATGTCGTTCCACATACTTTATCTGCAGGTACGTCATATGTTTATCAGTGTGAAGTTCACTCAGCAATGATGGGTACTCTGACAATAGCATAAGATGACAAGAACAGTCCCTGGAAGTGGAGCCACAATCGAACCAGTCTTTAACAGTGTATATGGTGTTGAGGATGTAATCGTTACTAACCCTGGACAGGATTATGATCCAAATGATCCTCCTAGACTTAGTATCGGAAATTGCGGTACGCCTATAAGGGATGCTGTACTCCGTGCAAATATTGGTGTTAATGGTGATCTATTATCAGTAGATGTTATAGATCCTGGTGAGGGATATGATCCATTAAGATTGATTATTGAGAGTGATGACCCTGGGTTGACTAAAGGGGATGCAAATATATTTCTTAAGGATGATGGTAGTGGAGGAATTTCCCACCTACAAGTAAATCAACCTGGTGATGGATATTTTAGTGCTACTGCTGAGATTAAAGGTGGTGGTGGATCAGGTGCAGAACTAGTTCCCGTAACTGGTGGTGTTACTGGTCTTGCTATAGAAGCAAAAGGAAGAAACTATAGTTCAGAAGATATTACTCTTGTTATCTCTGGTGGAGGTGGAGGAGATGGTGCTACTGGTGTTGCTGAAGTAGAACAATTTGGTAGTGTTACTGGTATTAATATCAGTGATGCTGGAGAATTTTTCGAGACACCTCCTATTATTCAGTTAATTGGTGGTGGTGGATCAGGTGCTGAGGCAGAAGCTAAGATTAACCTTGGTGCTATTACAAGTATTGACATACTTAATCCTGGTGGTGGATATGTTAACCCACCAAGTGTTATCTTTACTAGAGATACTAACCTCATTAGAACACAGAGAAATAGAACTTCTCTAGAAAGTACAGTATACAATCTTACAGGTCTTATTCGTGATGCTACTGCATCAGATCAGACTTTCTATGTACAGACAACTAATGCATATTCAGGTTCTGGTAAGTTCCAAATAGGTGGAGAGATTGTTAGATATACTGGTAAGACTGCTAATAGTTTTACTGGATGTACTAGGGGTATTAACTTCCGTTATGATCAAAGAGTTGTATTAGACTCTCTAGCAAATGGCAATGATGGTATATCTGGATATGCTTTTACTGTATCAGACAGACTCAGAAGAGTAGAAGAGGATAAGTCCAATAAGGTTGCCATAGTATATGACTGGAACCCTGCAACTAGAGAATTATTCGTAACATTCGAAGTTGATGAATTAGCATTTATCGATGGTGGTCGTTCTAATGAAAAGACTGCTGTGATTCAGTTTATTGCTGGTGTTGCTAGTTCTTCTGGTACTGGTGTATCTCCACACGTGCTAATTGAGGATGTTAATGGTGTTATTGTTACCTTCGAAGATCCTATTGGTACCTTAACTGGATTTGTATTCGAAGATGATGATGAATTGGATGGTGCTGGTGATGGCATCATTGACTTGGTAAATACTGATACAGACTTTGAGGATGAAATTAGTTTAGATGGTGGTATTGCATCATCTCTATATGGTATTGAGGAAACTATAGGTGGTGAGAACACAACTCTGTTCCAACAGGGTGATCAGATATATGACTCTAACTTAGTTCCTTTAGTCTCTACAGTTTCTACTGCTGGTGCTCTCGCTGATGGTATAGCACATGTAGGAACTGCTATTATTATTGCTAGGTCTTGGAATAGTGTTAATTTCACTGTTGGTGAGACAATTACAGGTAACTCTACTGGAGTGACTGCTAAAGTTGTCTCATTTGATAGTGAATATTCGACTGATTATGTCAAATTAGAGGTAGATACATTAACTAATAATGGTAATACCTACAAGTTTACCACTTCTGACACACTCACTGGTGGAGGATCTGGTGCAACTGCTGTATTCTGGAAACAGGAGTTCACTAACCTAGTTAGAAACGAACCAGAATAAGTTTACTAAATATAAGGAAGGTTAAAGCTGCAACATGGCACTTCTCACAGATCAATTTAGAATTTTTACTGCGGAGAGATTTATTAAGTCTCTAGAGGGTGCCGACCCATCGCAGTCCGACCTCGTGGCGGGAGCCTCTAGAGACAGGTTATACGTGTTTATTGGTAGACCACAAGAGTGGGATAACGAGAACGCACCACCGACTCCAGTGGACTCATTCCAAGAGTTTTCAGACACGTTTGCTGATATGATATCAATGAAACGTGTTTTAGCTAACGACACGGTTCAGGTAGTACGTCGTATCGATTGGACACCTCCAGAACAAACCACTGGTGGACTAGGTTATGTTTACGACATGTACCGTCACGACTACAGTTCTACTAAGACTGCATCATCTGGTGCTACCAAACTATATGATGCTGACTTTTATGTAGTTAATAGTCAATATCAGGTATACAAGTGCATATATAATGGCACATCTCCTTCCGATCCAAATGGCAAACCTTCGACAGTGGAGCCAACAGGCACTTCCACAAGTATTATCACTACCTCCGATGGCTATCGTTGGAAGTATCTTTATACTATACCTGTTGGTCAGGTCTTAAAATTCTTCTCAAACGACTACATGCCTGTACTCAGCGACGTTGCTGTTACTGGTGATGCAGTTGGTGGTGAGATTGATAGTGTTGTTATTCAGGCATCTGGTACTGGATATAACAACGGAACTTATGAGAACGTACCCATTAAGGGTGATGGGGTAGGTGGAAGAGTATCACTAGTGGTTGATGGTGGTAGAGTTGTATCTGCTACTGTGACATCTGGTGGATCTGGATATAACTTTGGTAAGATTATTATTGATGAAGTGAACGGTATTGGTGCTGGTACAGGTACTGGTGCTTCTATTGATGTTATTATTCCTCCTGACAGTGGTCATGGTGCTGAACCAGACTCTGAGTTAGGTGGATATAGAATTATGATTAACACGAAGTTCACCTATGATGAAGGATCAGGTGACTTCCCAACAGATAACGACTATCGTCGTATTGGATTGGTAATCAATCCTAAGCAATATGGTACTACAGAACTTACATCTGCTATTACCCTATCAGGAACTAATGCAGTTATCTTTAGTCCAACATTTACAGGTCAGTTCCAAACTGACGAAATAGTAACCCAGTCCCGAACTGTAGGTGGTCAACAGGTGACTGCTAGAGGTCGGGTTATTTCATGGAATGATACAACTAAAGTTCTTAAATATTATCAGAACAGAGTTGACGGTGTATTCCCTGAGATCACTGGTAACTTGACAGACTTTGAGGGTGGTAACCCTGTCGTAGGTGCTACTTCTGGTACATCTGCTGACCCAGATATCAACTTCCCAATTGTATCTGGAGCCTCCACACGTATTATTAATAACACTGAATATGACCTTGGTATGTCATTCACCAACGGATATGCCAAACCTGAGATCGAACCTAACTCTGGTGAGATCATCTACATAGACAACAGAGGAGCAATTTCTCGTGCTGGTGACCAAATCGAAGATATCAAGATCGTAATCGAATTCTAAAGAGATGCCACAGAATACTAATCTGAATATCGCTCCATATTTTGACGATTTCAGTAAAGATAAAAACTTTTATAGAGTTCTCTTCCGACCAGGATTCCCAATCCAGGCAAGAGAACTTACCACTATGCAATCGATCCTGCAGAATCAGGTCGAAGCAATGGGACAGCACCTGTTTAAAGAAGGTGCTATGGTCATTCCAGGTCAAATAGGTTATGACCTGAATGTACATTGTGTGCTTATACAGCAGGCATTTTTAGGAGTTGACGTTGAGACTTATCGTACTCAGTTACACGGAAAGATTGTTGAGGGTCTAACCACTGGCATCAAGGCTAAGATTCTCTTCTCTATCCCTGCTACTGAATCAACTGCTGGTTATATTACATTCTATCTGAAGTATATTGAGTCTGGTGACACAACTTCAGATACTTCTACAAAGGTATTCCAAAATAATGAACAGTTAATTTGTGAAGAAGAATTAACTTTTGGTAATACTTTGATTGAGATCGGATCTCCATGGGCACAGTTATTGCCAGTTGATTCTGCAAGAATTGGTTCTACAGCATATATTAATGAAGGAGTCTATTTCATCCGTGGTCACTTTGTTGACATCATTTCTGCTTATATTATTCTTGATCAGTATACCAATAATCCTTCCTACAGAGTCGGATTCGAAGTATCAGAATCAATCATTACCCCAGAAGACGATCCTTCCTTAACGGACAATGCAATTGGATCATCTAACTACTCTGCTCCAGGTTCACACAGGTTTAGAATTAAGACACAGCTTGTTAAGAAAGCAATTGCTGATGATACTGATAAGAACTTCATCGAATTGTTGCGTCTGAACAACTCTATTGTAGAGAACTTTGTTGATCATACAACATATAACGAGATTGAGAAGTCTATTGCTCGTCGTACTTATGAGACACATGGTGATTATGTTGTCAATACTTTTGATGTTCGTGCTAGAGAGCACCTAGATGATTTCTTTAACAATGGTGTATATAAGGCAGGTCAAACATCCAATGATGGGCAAGTTGCCAGTGAAGAATGGTGTGCAATGGAGGTTGGTCCAGGTAAAGCATATGTTAAAGGATATCGTACAGAATTATTATCTACTAACTATGTTGACTCACCTAAACCTCGTACATTCTTAGGTCGTCAGAACCAGATTATTCCTATTGACCTATCACAGTCATGTGAGGTATATGATGTTTGGGGTTGGCCAGAGATTTCTGGAGAAGGTGTAACTAACTGTTATCAGATATTAGAATTACGTGATAACTGGTCAGGTGCAGGTCCTTCTAACTCTGTACAAGGACAACAGATTGGTTTAGCAAGATGTTTACAACTTGAGGTTGATGGTACTAAGTATCGTCTATTCATGTTTGACATACAGATGTTCACTGCAATTAACTTTGCAAACTCTCAGACAGTTAATGCTGGAGAAGTTCTAGTTGGTCGTACATCTGGTGCTAGAGGATTCGTTCACAGTGGTACTGGTGAGCATGCATTACTTCATCAAATATCTGGACAGTTCCAGATTGGAGAAGTTCTACTAAGAGATGGTAGAGTTCTAGACACTCTAGATGCAATCTATTCTTATGAGCAATCTGACATTCGTCAGGTAGTAGGTAAGGATGGTGCTACTGTAATCTTTACTGCATCACTAACTCTTAATGATGTTGCTTCACTTAGTGGTAATACTATCACTATTGATCAGGCAGGTGCTGGTGATGTCGAAGGATATGGTACTCGTTTGTCAGCAGACATTCGTGCAGGTGAGGTTATATCTCCAACTGCTACAGACTTTAAAGGTTCTAACTCATTACGTATTAGGAGAATTGACTATACAGATATAGGATATACTACTGCTAACAGAAGAGATCCTGGTACTGCTGTAGTATTTGATTTTGCTGCCCAAAATGCAAAACTAGATACAGGTTTAACTAAGGGTACTATAACTGATGCTGAATATCAAGCAGGTCAGGTAGTTCGTTTACGTCCTTTCTTTACTCAGAAACCAGTACAGGATGGTGAACTTGTCATTGATATGCCTAAGCAAGCTATCAAGTCAATTTCTGACGAATCATTTATGGTAATGAAGACTTTTGCTAACAAGCAATTGTCATCTGGTGACGTTACATTTACTCTTCCAGAGAATGAACAGTTCTCTACATTAGATGGTGAGAATTATATCCTTACAGTCACACAAGGTGCTAACAGTAACACTGGATATGGATGGACTGTTGGTTCAGTATTAGACATAGAAGCAGAATCTGAGAAAGCACAACCAACAATTAGTGTATCTTTCGGTGCTAACCGTCAATCCATGCAGATCACAGGCATGAACGATGGTAGTGGTGGTTCAGCGAACATATCTGAAGTAACACTAACTGCTGCTGTATCAGTTAATAATGTCTCCAAGAAGATTAAGACTGCTGCTAAGATGAGAACGATGAAAGTCGTTCGTACTAGAGACAATAATGATGTTCAGAATTATGGTCTAGCTTATGGTAACCTTTATGGTACACGTATTGAGGATGAAGAGATTTCATTCGCACTGAACGATGTCTATAAGGTTCATGCTGTCTTTGAGTCTGGAGATGAGGAGGATGCTCAGGTTCCTTATGTTGTACTAACAGAGAACGTCTTCTTTGACAATGGTTCTGTTGTTGTTGGTAGGACATCTGGTGCTCGTGGTAGAGTTGTTTCCTTTAATTCCAATAATCTTAGACTATACATAGTTCCACTAAGTAGCGGAAACTTTAATTCAGGTGAAACTATTGATGGTTTTGATGATGCTCTCAATGCTCTGGTTGGTGTTATTGATGACGCTGACGGTTCAGTAGAGAGAGGATCAAAGAATATCACAGCAAACTTTGATTTAGATTCTAATTATACATCGTATTTTTATAATGTTTCGAAACTTGTTAGGAAGGGTGGCACACCAGAACCACGTAGAAAGTTGGCTGTTGTCTTCGACTATTTCGTTCATGAAGCATCGGGTGACTATTTCTCTAACCAATCTTACTCTGGAATCGGCTTCACTGAGATTCCTAGATGGAGAGGTGAAAATAATAGTAAAGTTCTTACAGATAATATAGACTTTAGACCTGCTGTTGGTGAACTAGCATCTGGACAGGGTACTGTCGAACAACCTTATTATGTTAATTGTGTAAGTTTAGACTTTGCCTCAAGAGTATTCACTAGTACTGGTGGTGCTGGTGGTTCCACTATCTTTAATATACCTAAGGTAGAAGAGCAGTTCCGTTGTGACTATGAATACTATCTACCAAGGCAAGACAAATTATTCATGACCCATGATGGTGATCTAAAACTATCAATGGGTGTACCTGCTGAAGATCCTCCAGAAGCAGACGATCTTGATAACGCTATGATGTTAGCAAAGATCCGTTATGCTCCTTATGTTTATGATGTAAATGAAGATATTCTTATCTCACTGCATCAACAACGTCGTTACACGATGGAAGATATCGGTAACATGGATAGACGTTTGCAGTCTGTTGAGTATTATACTTCTCTTACTTTATTAGAGAATGATGCAAGAAACGTAAAAGCATTTGATGCTGATGGTTTTGACCGTCTGAAGAATGGTTTCATGGTGGATGACTTCACCGATCATGGTACTTCAGATACTGATAATATTGACTATAAGTGCTCTCTTGACTTTACTGAGGGTATACTACGTCCTTCACACTATACAACTAACGTTGCATTAGAGTGGAGTTCTGCTCTGTCAACCAATGTCAATAAACCTATTGCGAATATTCTGACTCTTCCATGGGTGGAGCAGATGATTATTAACCAACCATACGCTTCACGTATGGAGAATGTTAACCCATTTAACGTCTTTACATTTATTGGTCGTATTGACCTAACTCCAGCATCTGATGACTGGACTGATACACGTCGTGCTCCTGTTAGAGTAACATCTATCGAAGGTAACTTCCAAGCAACACGTCGTAGATTGCGTGTAAACCAGCAAGGTTTTGCACCTGTACAGTGGAGAGGTTGGAGAACCGCATGGACTGGTACTCGTAGATCAGGTACTAGAACATGGAGGGAGACTACATTCGCTCGTGGTGTACCTCGTCGTGTGTTACGTGGTGAGACTATCACTACTACCCGTCGTCAGGTAAGGAGTGGTGTTAGAACTCGTGTTGTACCAAGGATTGATAGAAGATCCTTAGGTGATAGCATCATTGATAGTACATTTATCCCATGGATTCGTTCTAGGAACGTTGCATTTGATGTACAAAGAATTAAGCCAAAGACAAGAATGTATGCATTCTTTGATGGTGACCAAGTAATTAATTACATTACACCTAAACTAATTGAGATCGTTAAGAACTCTACAGAAGACACCAGAACTAACGAAACACCTTTCGTTATTGGTGAGACAGTTATTGGTGTAACATCTGGATCAAGATTTAGGGTTGCTGCTCCTAACAGTGGATTAGTCACTAATCCATATAGTCAAACAAATGCTGCATTACCTGACTCATATGCATCACAAACTGATATATTAAACGTTGATACTCAGGTGATGGCAAGGACTGTCTCTCCTGATTACTACGGTAATATTAATATTGGTGAGATCCTTGTAGGTCAGACCTCAGGTGCACGTGCTGTTGTTAAAGACCGCCGTCTGATGTCAGACTTGACTGGTAATATGAATGGTGTATTCTTTATACCCAACCCACAGAACAGTTCTAATCCACGTTGGGCAACTGGTAGTAGGGTCTTCCGTCTATCGTCTTCTGACACAGACAGCAGACTTCCTGGTGCAGTTGACTCAGCTGCTGAGGCAGAATATACAGCAAGAGGTACACTTAATACTGTACAGGAAAACGTACTTGCTGTTAGAAATGCACAGATTGTTCGTGACACTGTATCTGATAGAAGGACAGTTCGTTCTGTTCGTACTAATGTTAGACAGGTTGGTTGGTGGGATCCACTTGCACAATCATTCTTACTTGAGGAAGAGGGTGGTACATTCGTTACTGGTGTAGATATCTACTTCGGTACCAAGGATAGTAACATTCCTATCTCTATGCAGATACGTCCTATGGAGAATGGTTATCCTACTAAGGACATTCTACCTTTCTCTGACGTTACCTTAGAACCATCACAGGTTGAGGTTTCAGAGAACGCATCTATTGCTACGAGGTTTAACTTCCCTGCTCCTGTTTATATTCCAATGTCAGAGGAGCATTGTTTCGTACTGTTCTCTGACTCTAACGAGTATAAGGTATGGATATCTAGAATGGGTGATATTGATATCACTGGTACTAGAACTATATCTGAGCAGCCATATGCTGGTGTTCTGTTTAAATCACAGAACGCATCTACATGGACTGCTGACCAGTATGAAGACCTTAAGTTCTCATTATATCGTGCTCAGTTTGATACTTCTGTTACAGGTAGAGCGATATTTAATAATACGAAATTGGGTCTTGCAAATGACGGAATATTAAGTTTGGTAAATAATAGTGTAACAACGATTAAACCCAAACAGTTAATCACATTACCAACAGGCACATCCTACAACTTTACAGTTGGTGCTCGTATTATTCAGACCCCATCAACTGCTTCTGCAACTGTTGTAGAATTTGATGCTGCTGCAAACCCACAAACAATATTAGTAACAGATATTGTTGGAACGTTTGCTCAAGGTTTTATTGATGGTAATGGAGATCCCTTCCAGAGTCTTAAGTCCTCTCAGGGTACTGCAACCATAGTCATGTCCACTGTTAACAACGGTGTATTTGAGGTTGGTGATGTAATCACAGGTTCATCGTCTGGTGCAACTGCCGTCGTAACCAACTATGTAAGTGGAACACAGACTATTACAGCGAATTATGTTGACAGTCAGTTTGATGTATCAAACGACACCTTATCAGAGCCTGGCGGAGTTTCTGGTACTTTGTCTAGTGCTTCCTACGGTGGTGACAGCTATACCGCCTACCCCGCTCTAACACCTGCACCTAGGACTGGTGATAAGAAGATTCAGATCTTCCACCCTAACCATGGTATGCACAATCGTTCTAATAATGTAACGATTAGTGGTGTTGAGTCTGAAGTACCATCAACAGTATTAACTTCTACACTGTCATCTACAGCAACTTCTATTAGTGTTCAGGAAGCAGGTGGTTTCCATAAGATCATTAATGGACAAAATATTGGTAATACTAACCAAGGATATATCAAGATTGTTGCTGCTTCTGAAGCAACAGTAATGTCTGCTATTCCAGGAGAAGATGAAGCAACTGAAGCATGGAGAAACTGGGATCCAGATAATGAGATTATTGCATACAGTGCAATCAATGATACTGGTACTACCATAACTGTTGCTACCTCAGGCAGAGGTTCAGCATCTACAGTAGCAAAAGAATGGCCAAGTGGAAGTGTAGTATACTGCTACAACCTTGATGGTATTCCTTTAACAGAGATCAATAAGACTCATACTGCTATAGATGATCCTACACTTGACTCTTATACATTAGCAACTACTTCTATCTCTAGTGTTGGTATTCGTGGAGGTGGTGCTGGTACTACTGCCACTCAGAACGTACCATTTGAGATGATCACTCCTACCATCCAAGTGATGAACTTTAAGGAGACTTCTATAGAAGCATCTGTCAATACTACTTCTGGTACATCTATCGGTAGTGGTGGTACTATTGCTGACCAAGCATCATTTATTAATAATGGTACATATGATATCATTCAGATTAATGAAGAGAATCAGTATGATAATCCAAGGATTATCTGTTCACAGATCAATGAAGATAATAAGTTAGAAGGTAATAAATCCTTCATCATGAGAATTGATATGAAGACTGAGAAGGCAAACCTTACTCCAGTTATTGACTTAGACCGTGTGTCTGCTATTACTACAAGTAATAGGGTCAATAGTTGGCCAGGTGGTGCTCAGGTATTAGGACTTCAGTCTGAAATTGATACCACTGCTAATGTTTCTTTACTACCATCTGGTGATCAGAACGAAGCAGTTTACTTGACTAAGATTGCTAAGCTTGCTAACATCTCTCGCTCAATCAAGATTATGATTGCTATGCAGAGATTTGGTGACTCTAACATATCACTATATTATAGAGTACAGAAACCAGGCTCCGACAAGGCAATGCGTGACATTGGTTTTGTTGCTATACCTATCCCTGATGTTGGATCTACTAATGTTGGTGAGGAAGAGTGGGAAGATTTTGAGTACACTGTAGAGGGTGAGGAATTCCAAGCATTCCAGGTTAAGATTGTTATGAAGTCTACCAGTCAAGCAAAAGTTCCTCTTATTAAAGACTTCCGTGCCATTGCGTTTGCTTCATAATGACTGCTTTTACTGGAAAACGATTTGTACCCGTCGAGGGTGATGAAAACAAAGGATACTGTAGGGATACAGAGTCCAATGCTATCGTAATGACCGATACAGACGAGTACTCTAAATACATGCAGTCTTATAATGAAAGGCAGCGATCTAAACGTAATTTCACCTCTTTACAAAAAGAAGTGAATGATCTAAAATCAGATATGTCTGACATAAAAGGACTACTATTGCAATTAGTAAAGGAGAAACAATGATGCCTGCTGACGTGACGGAGCAACAATCCCCAGAAGAACTACTACAACAGTTCAGGGATCGTTATAACACACTCCAAGGTGAAACACAAAAATTACAACAAAAGATTCGGGATAATGAATCTACTGCTCTAAAACTCTTGGGAGCAATAGAAACTCTAGAATATCTACATCCCCCTGCAGAGGAACCAAAAACTGAGACTCCAGCAGAGACAGCAACTGAATAAACCTAGAGTCCCTCTGGGACTCTTTTTTGTAGCATAAATAAACAAGAGACCAGTGACTAGCTAGCGTTACTTACAAATGGCAAATAGAATACAATTAAGACGTGACGGTGCACAGCAGTGGGCTAACGTCAACCCAGTCCTTGCTCAGGGTGAGCTAGGTATCGAATTAGATACCTCTCGACTGAAGATAGGAGATGGTGTAACCCCATGGAACTCACTAAAGTATGAGCGTCCACTAGAAACAGAATCGAACACTGCTAATACACTTGTTAAGAGAGATGCTGACGGTAACTTCGAGGCAGGTGCCATTACTGCTTCACTTATCGGTAATGCTGCTACTGCGACTCGTCTTGCTTCTGCACGTAGTTTCACCTTAACAGGTGACATGTCTGGTTCTGCTAGCTTTGATGGATCAGCAAACATTAATATTACTGCAGAATTAAACTATCAACCTGGATTACCTCACTACGACCCCAACGATTTATCTGCTACTGGTACATATACACAGTTAGTAATTGACTCTAGAGGTCGTGTTGTTACAGGTAGCACTCCAACAACTTTGGGTGCTTATGGTATTGCTGACGCTCAACCGTTAAACGGTGAGTTGACATCTCTGTCAAATATGACAGGATTTGGTTTAATATCACGTTCTGCAGATGACACCTTAGTTAATAGGCAGATCGTTGGTAGTGCTGCTCGTATCTTAGTTGCTGATGGTACTGGAACAAGTGCTAACCCAACTATTGACCTAGCAGATACTCCTGTTGTTGTTGGTAGTTATAACCCTGTTGGTAACTTAGACACACCATTAGTGTCAGTGACTACAGGTGATGAAACAGTTAACACAACCAACTTTACAGTTGATAGATATGGTCGTTTAACTGCTGCATCTACATCTGCTATTGCTACTGCTACTCAAGGTACAGAGGCACCAGCATGGAACTCAGGTACAACATATGCACGAAATGATCAGGTCAAAAACTCAAATGATAGGCTGTATCAGGCTATCCTTGCTATTAACTCTGGCGGCAGTGAACCGAATCACACGGACACCTCCGATACAGGATCTTGGAGATATCTCGGATCTGCTCTAACTGCTCAGAAAGGACTAGCAGCATTTGATCAAGAAGATTTTGATGTAACTACTTGGTCTGCTGGTAGTGATGAAGGTGGTTTTGTTAAGATTGCTGATGCTGGTGTAGATAATAACCAGTTACAGAACAGTAGAATATCATTTGCTGATGGGAACACTAAAGAAGACTTCGATTTAGATCAGGAGTTAACAGCAACTACTGGTTATAGAGGTTTTAATTACTTAAACTATGCCAAGATCAACGATACTTCGGGCAACCTCCTCTTCAGTGCTAATAATACTGGTGATGGTGGTGCTGGTGAAGTTGATATTAATGTAAGAACTGTAATTAGTGATCCTGATATATTCTTAGATGGAGCAACTGATCAGTTACTAGAAAAGAATGGTGACGGTAACTTTGAGATCCGTCAAACTCAGAACAGTTCTAGCGATAGAGTTCTGAACATTATGTGTACCAACTCTGGTGCAGGTGAAGCAGCGATTAACATCACTGCTGATCAGGGCATGGTTCTAACTGCAACTCATCCTGATGCAAGAGTTTGTTTTGAGCATTTCCATGCGAAATCTAATATTCTGGCTTGCGATCCTGGCAATAACTTGGTCCTCGATCCAGATGATAATGGACAAAATACAGGTACAGTAGAGATCTTAGGTGACCTCTTAGTACAAGGTACTACTACTACAGTTAATAGTACTACTATCACGGTAGATGATCCTATCATTACTTTAGGTGGAGATACTGCTCCAACTACAGATGATAACAAAGATCGTGGTGTAGAATTTAGATATTATGACTCACAGGCACGTGTGGGTTTCTTCGGTTGGGATGAAAGTTATGCAAACGCTAATATATGGTCAGGCACTGGCGGCTATCGCTTCCTCTACAATGCCACAAACTCGTCTGAAATCTTTACTGGGACTGATGCTGCTCTCATTGCTGGTAACCTCGCTCTCACAACCAACACAGGATCTACCTCTACCACTACGGGGACTCTGGTAGTCACAGGTGGTGTAGGTATATCTGAGAAAGTAAATGTTGGTGACACTGTAACTATTGCAGGTCAAACTAAGGTTACTAATAATATTATCTTAGAAGCAGATAATAAAGAATTTGCAATTAAGAACCAAGCTGGTGTAGATAAATTTACAGTTGATTCTGATAACGGTAACACAGTTATCAAAGGTACAACTAATGCTGATGGTGATGCATACTTCTACTCTGACTTCTATGTCAGGGCAGATAATAAAGGATTTATGGTCCAGAATGCAAATGGTGATAACTTATTCTGGGTTGATACTGACAATGGTAACTTCCACACCGATGGCACGATGGACATCGATAGTGGTGCTACCTTAAACAGTACTTTAGATGTAGATGGAAATACCACACTTAATGCTGAGTTAGATGTTGATGGTGATGTAGTCTTCCATAATGACTTCCTAATGGATGTTACTGGTAAGACATTTAAGATTAATAATGGAACTGCAGATAAGTTCACTGTATCCTCCACAAATGGTAACACAGTTATAGAAGGTACGTTAAACGTAACTAGTGCTACCACACTCGCTAACAACTTGACTGTTAACGGTAGTCTGACAACAATTGGTAATGCCAATAGTGATGTCTTTACTGTTAACTCAGTCACTACGTTCACAGATAACATTACTGTTAATGGAACAGTAGACTTTGACACCACTCTTAATGTAGATGGTGCGGTTGATATGAATGACACCGTAACGATAGATGGTACAACCACTATCTACGACGATGTTATTTTCCAAAGCGACAATAAAGTTTTTAACATACGGAACAATGCAGCTCAAACACAGTTTGCCGTTGATTTTGATAATGGTAACACTGAAATTGGTAGGAACGGTCTGGGTACTGCAACGGCTGGTCTTCTAACTGTTCATGGTGACACCTTATTAAACCGTGATTTAGTAGTTGATGGTAATACTACTATTGGTGATGCTTCTGGAGACTCCCTAACAGTCAACGCAACCCCAACATTTAATGCTAACGTCTCTCTTGCTACTGGAGTTGACCTTACTGTTGGTGGTAACGCTACTGTAGATGGTAACCTTGTAGTACATGGAACTACAACTACAGTGAACAGCACTGTGGTGACATTAGATGATCCTATCATTACCTTGGGTGGAGATACTGCTCCTGGTTCTGATGATGGTAAGGATCGTGGTGTTGAGTTTAGATACTATAGTGGTTCTGCTAAGTTGGGTTGGTTCGGTTGGGACAACTCTGCTAGTCGTTTTGCACTCTTTAATGATGCAACTAACTCTAGTGAAGTCTTTGCAGGGGATAGATCAGGTATTGATGCTGGTAGTTTAAAACTCTTTGATACTACTAATGCTACTAACTCTGCTACAGGTACTCTGATAGTTGGTGGTGGTGCTGGTATTGGTCTTGACCTATTTGTTGGTGATGATCTAACAGTCACAGACGACGCTTCTATTGGTGGAAACTTAGATGTAACAGGAACTCTTGATGTAACAGATGATTTCGCAATTAATACAGCGAAGTTTACAGTTGATGCTGGTACAGGTAATACAATCATCCAAGGAACTGTACAGGTAGATGGTAATGCTACCATTGGTAACGGATCAGGAGATCAGCATACCGTTACAGGTACAGTAACCTTTAACCAAGCAATTACATCCACAGATATTACAGCTGATAACATCAAGATTGGTGTTGATGCTGCTAATGAGATCAGTACAAGTTCAGGTAATTTAGTTCTTGATTCTGATGCTGGTACAGTAAATGTAACAGATGACCTAGACGTAGACAACAATCTCAATGTTGATGGAAACGCTAAAGTCGATGGTACTTTTACAGTTGATGGTAATGCCACTATCGGCAATGCTTCTGGTGACGCACATAGTGTTACTGGAACAGTTACCTTTAACCAAGCCGTTACCTCGACAGATATTACTGCTGATGATATTAGGATCGGCGTGGATGCTAGTAACGAAATTAGTACAGTTACTGGGAACCTTGTCCTAGATTCTGCTGGTGGTAAGGTACATATCACAGACAATGCTGAGGTAGATGGAACCTTCCAAGTAGATGGAAATGCTACTATTGGATCTGCTTCTACTGACTCACATAGCGTCACAGGTACAGTAACATTTAATCAGGCAGTCACATCTACTGATATCACTGCTGATAACATTAAGATTGCTGTAGATGGATCATCTGAGATTAGTACATCTGCTGGTGACCTTACTTTAGATTCTAATACTGGTGAGACTATCGTTGATGATAACCTTACTGTTAATGGTACTCTTGACGTTGATGCATTAACAACGATTACTGATTCGTTAAACGTTAAGGCAGATAATAAGTTATTCACAGTACAGACTGGAGCTGGTGCTACTATCTTCAGTGTTGATACTGACAATGGTAATACAGATATACAAGGCACTCTGAATGTAGAGGGTGCAACAACTATTGATGACACTCTTAATGTCACACAGGCAGTAGACCTAGACACTACACTGAATGTAGATGGTACTGCAACAATACAGGATGACCTGATCGTTAAGTCTGACAACAAATCATTTAAAGTACAGACTGCTGCAGGTGCAGATAAGTTCACCATTGATACTGACAATGGTAATACAGATATTCAGGGAACTCTAGATGTAAATGGTGCAACGAATGTCACTAATACATTAGGAGTAACTGGACTCACATCTCTCACCAATAACACTAACCCAACATCACTATCTGGCAATGCTGCTTTGATGGTAACTGCTGGTGGTGTAACTGTTGATGAAGATGTATACGTTGGTTCTGATCTATTCTTAGGACCTAACGCTGGTACTACTATCACCTTAAATGGTGCTTCTGGTAATGCCAATTTCGGAGGAACCCTTGATGTAACAGGTACTTCCACACTAACCACAGTCAATGCTTCCAGTGTAACCACAACTGCTGGTGTAACAGTCGGTGGTTCTATTATCGTTAACTCTACTAAGTTCACAGTTGCTGGTGCAACTGGTAACACAGTTATTGACGGTACTTTAGATGTTAATGAAGCAACAACAGTCACTGCTGACCTTAACGTAACAGGTGCAGTTGACTTTGATACCACTCTTAATGTAGATGGTAACTCCACCTTCAGTGGAACTATCACACAGAATAGTACATCACTCTTTAAGGATGATGTTGTTGTTAAGGGATCTACTAAGACACTTAAGCTACAGAATGGTTCTGGTACTACTAAGGTGGAATTACAATCCACCTCAGGTAACATTACTGCTGCTGGATTAACCACAACTAATAGTCTTGACGTAACAACTAACACCACCATCGGTGGCACACTCGGTGTAACGGGACAGATCACTGGTAATGTAACTGGTGCTCTGACTGGTAATGCTGACACTGCAACCCTAGTTGGTGTTACAGATACTACCTCATCAAACTTAACTTACTATCCTACATTCGTTTCTTCGAATACAGGTAACACTGAGGTACGTACAGACTCTACTAACCTTACCTATAACCCATCTACTAACAGACTTACAGTTAGTAACTTCAGATCAACTACTGACTTTGAGGTTCAGGGTAACTTAACTATTACTGGTAACATCACATACGGTCAGTCACAGGTTGGTAGTATTGCTAACCATGATACTGATGCTCTATCAGAAGGATCAACTAATCTTTACTTCACCAATGAGCGTGTAGATGATAGAGTTGATGCTCTTATCACTGGTGGCACAGGTATTACTGCTACCTATGATGACGCAGGTAACATCTTAACCTTGAGTACTACTCAGGCAGATATCAATACCGACAATGTTACTGAAGGCAGCACTAATCTATTCACAACTGCTGCAAGAACTAGAGGACACTTTACATATGGCACTGGTATTACTCACAGCAGTGGTACTCTTTCCGTTACTCAGTCTGATATCAATACCGACAATGTAACAGAAGGATCAACAAATCTATTCACTACTGCTGCAAGAACTCGTGGACACTTAGGTGTAGGTGGAGACCTAGCATATAATGCTTCCACTGGTGTATACTCATACACAACTCCAACTACTATTGCATCTCTATCCAACCATGATACAGATGATGTAGCAGAGGGATCAAGCAATCTATACTATACAGATGAGCGTGTAGATGATAGGTTAAATGCTCTTATCATCGCTGGTACTGGTGTTACTAAGGTTTACGATGATGCTGCAAACACTTATACACTATCTGTTACTCAAGCCGATATTAATTCTGATACTATTACTGAAGGCAGCACTAACCTCTTTACCACTGCTGCTCGTACTCGTGGTCATATCAGTGTTGGTGGATCTTTAGCATACAACAGTGGCACTGGTGTTATTTCATACACTACACCTGACACTGATGGTGTATCAGAAGGATCTTCTAACCTCTATCATACAACTGCTAGAGCAAGAGCTGCTATCTCTGAGAACAGCACACAACTAGCATACAATTCCACCACTGGTGTATTGACATATACTCAGGGTGATACTGATACAGTCTCTGAAGGATCAAACAATCTTTACTATACAGATGCTAGGGCAGACGCAAGAATTGCTGCTGCTGATACCGATGACCTATCTGAAGGATCAAGCAATCTATACTACACAGATGCTAGAGCACGTGGTGCTGTATCTGCTGGTGGAGATCTCTCATACAACTCAGGTACTGGTGTATTCAGTATAACCAAGTCTTCTAAGGCAGACTTAGATGTAGACCACCTCATCACATTGACTGGTGTATCTGCTGCATCTGATAACCTTGGCACTTTCACTGGCACAACTATTGCTGACAATGAAACTACTAAGGGTGCATTACAAGACCTTGAGACTGCTGTAGAAACAAAACTTGCATCTTCTGCTGTTAGTGCATATGGTGCAACTCTCGTAGATGACGCAGACGCTGCTGCTGCAAGGACAACTCTTGGACTTGGATCTGCTGCTACCACTGCCTCTACTGCATATGCAACTGCTGCACAAGGTACACAGGCAACCACCAATGATAGTGATATTGATGATCTCTATACCGAATTAAATGCTATTGGTAATGACGCTTCTGTAACAACTGTTGCACAACTTAAGGCTGCACTCGCCGCTCTATCACGTTAATTAAATGGCAATCCCAACCTCAAAATCTGAATTAAAAGAATACTGTCTCCGTAGACTCGGTAAACCAGTATTAGAAATTAATGTGTCAGACGATCAAGTTGATGACGCAATAGATTATGGTATTCAGAAGTTCCAACAGTATCATTATGATGGTGCTGAGAGAGTATATTTAAAGCATAAATTTACTGCTGATGAGATTACTGCTGGTAAGGCATACTCTAATAGTGTTGGTGTAGATAATACAACACAATGGGGTGAGCAAACAAACTTCCTTTCCATACCAGATCATGTACTAGCGATAGAAGGTCTCTTTGCCTTTACTGATAAAGGTACAAGAAACATGTTTGATATTCGTTATCAAATGAGACTTAATGACTTGTATGACTTTACGTCTACACAGTTCTATCACTACTACATGATTCAGTCTCACCTACAGAGTATTGACTGGATACTTGAGGGTATGAAACCTGTAAGATATCAAGCAGTACAAAACAGACTTCATATAGATTTTGATTGGACAGAGGATTCTCTAGAAGATCAGTACATCGTTATCAAATGTTGGAGGGCACTTGATCCTACTACATGGACAGAGATCTATAATCAGATGTGGTTAAAAGATTATGTCTCAGCAAGGATTAAGAAACAGTGGGGTCAGAACATGACCAAGTTCCAGAATGTACAGATGCCAGGTGGAGTTACTCTCAATGGAGAGATGATTTATAACGATGCTATCGAAGAACTCAAGACACTTGACGAACAGTTACGTACGACTTGGGAAACACCACCACTGGACATGATAGGATGATATGGCACTTAATACTTATTTCACACAAGGTACTGCTGGAGAACAAGGTCTTGCCCAAGATCTTGTAGATGAACAGATTAAGATGTTTGGGAAGAATGTTTATTACATTCCTAGAACATTAGTAAAGGAGGATGGAGTTTTTGGAGAAGACACCCTATCAAAATTCACAGGTGCCTTTGAGGTGGAAGTGTATATTGAGGATGCTGGTGGTTTTAGGGGTGACGGCGATATTTTCTCTAAGTTTGGAGTCAGAATTCAGGACCAAGTTACCTTCGTTATATCAAAACGCAGGTTCACAGCAGCAGTAGATGATAATGCACAACTCATTGTAGAAGGTAGACCTAATGAGGGTGATCTAATTCATTTACCACTAGCTAATAAAACATTTGAGATACAATTCGTAGAGCACGAAGTTCCTTTCTATACATTAGGTGAGCAATATGTATGGGGACTACGCTGTGAGTTGTTCGAATACAGCGACGAGGATATAGATACAGGTGTTGCTGCTGTAGATGCGATAGAAGCCAACTTTGCCAATGCTATCACTGTCAACCTAGTTGCAGGTGGTACTGGTACATACACAGTTGGAGAAACTATCACTGGTGGTACATCTAATGTATCTGCTGAAGTTAAGTCCTTTGACGCTGGAAATAACCAATTACAGGTTTATAACCGTACAGGTATCTTTACCGTCCCTGAGACGCTCACAGGGCAGTCTAGCGGTGCTGCATGGACTACATCGACATACAATACCATAAATAATGTTAATAGTGAGTTTGATGCCAATGCTACGTTCGAAACGCAAGCAGATGGAATCATTGATTTCACCCAAGGTAACCCCTTTGGTGAGTTTGGAAACAAGGGGAGTAGCATCTAATGTTAGGTACGTACAGTTATCATGAGATAATCAAAAAGACAGTTGTCGGTTTCGGTACACTGTTTAATAATATTGAGCTTCGTCGTACTTCAGGAGCTAAGACTGAAGTGATGAAAGTACCCCTTGCCTATGGTCCTAAGCAAAAGTTTCTTGCTAGGTTACGTCAAGTAGGAGATCTATCTACTAAAGATCAAGTACAGATCACACTACCAAGAATTTCATTTGAGATAGTTGGTATCTCATATGATGCAACCCGAAAGGTTTCTCCCACTCAGTACATAAGAAAGACTGATGGTAGTACAACTAGTAAGGGTTTCATGCCAATACCATATAATGTATCTTTTGAGTTGGCAATCCTTGCCAAGAACCAGGATGATTCTCTCCAGATTCTTGAGCAAATTCTCCCATTCTTCCAACCAAGTTTTAATATAACAATGAACTTGATTCCTTCTCTGGGAGAGAAGAGAGATTATCCTGTCACGCTGACTAACGTTGCTTACGATGATCAGTATGAAGGTGATTATGATACACGTAGGACTCTGGTCTATACCTTACAGTTTGTTGCTAAGACATATCTGTATGGTCCTGTTCAGTCTACTGACGCTGTTATCAAGAAGGCAATCGTCGATTACTCTACAGAGGCAGTTGCTACTGCTCCAAGAGAAGTCAGGTATACTGCTACACCAGCATCACTTATTGATAGAGATGCTAATGCTATCACAACTCTTTCTGCTGCAATGGATATCAATGATGGTATTATCTCCATTACTGATTCTTCTGCTGCCGTCGTTGGAGATGAGATACAAATTGGTACCGAGGTGATGCATGTCACCAGAATAGTAGGAAGTACATGGCACGTCAATCGTGGATGGAACAACAGCACTATTGCTGGACATGCTATTAATAGCAATATCCTTAAGATAGATGCTGATGATCATGCACTGGTTGAGGTCGGTGATGACTTTGGATTTAATGAACTATACGCTGAATTTACTGATGGCAAGTCAAGGAACCCAACAACAGGACAAGACGAGTAAGTTTGATGGTATAGAGAAAGCTCTCGATGTAGAGACTTCTATTATACCCGAAGGGGGTTGTGCCCCTAGGAAAGAACAACTTGCTAACATAACTGGTCCTACAGAACAACTCAAGAAAGATTATGATTACACTCGTGGTAATCTGTACTCTCTTATTGAGAAGGGACAGGAAGCTGTTGATGGTATTCTAGAGCTGGCACAGGAATCAGATCAACCTAGAGCATATGAAGTTGCTGGACAGTTGATTAAACATGTAGGAGATGTAGCAGATAAACTTGCTGATCTGCATAAGAAAGTTAATGAGATAGAAAATCCCAAGGGAAGTAAGACTACAGAGGTTACAAACAACACTATGTTTGTTGGTAGCACTGCAGAACTCGCTAAGTTTCTAAAACAAAAGCAAGATAAATAACATATAGGTATAGGAAGCATTAGTAATGTCAGTATTAAACGTTTTAGATACGCAAACCGTAAGTGCATCGGGTACTGCGTATATCACAGTGAAAACGGGAGTAATTAGAGTATTAGCAACTGCTGCATCCAGCATCCAAGTTGGGGCAGGTCCTGCTATAACCCTCGCTGCTGGTGTTCCTGAACTAATCTCGGTAGGTAAACCGAAAACTGCAAAGATTTCTGCAGCAACTGATGCTAATCCTACAGTCCTTACAATAGAAGGATACTCAAATGGTGGTCGTCATACGTTCACTGCTAATGACACTATTACCACATCTAATGGTGGAGACACTGCATTTGTAGCAGCATTTGTTACTGCTGCTAGTGCTGGTAAGAAAGCTGCTTCCGTTACTGCTACTACTATTACTACTGACCTCGATGCTTCTGGTGCTTCTGCTGACTACGCTTTATCTGAAGCGGATGTAGTTGCTGGCACTATTCCTCTGGTACAAAGAACTGTATTACTGACTGCAGGTTCTGGTTCAGGTGGTGTCGTTGTCGAACAAGTCCAGATTGTTGGAGGCTAGTATGTCTGACGTTAATGAAGCAAAGGTAGATGCTGGTAAGTCTCCTGAAACAAAAGAGAAGGAGAGAAACATTCGTAAGTTTGGTGTTAATTGGAACCAGGCAGGTCACGGTAAACTAAGGAGAGCACTCCATAGATCAAACCGTGGAGATAAGAAAATTAAAGGTGATAAGCCACAACTAGAACAAGAAGGAGTGATCGCTCTTGTTAAAAAAGGCAAGAAAAAACATGATGAAGCAGTCAATAAGAAGAAGGTCAAAGACAGAAAAGCCGTTCCTTATGCTGCTTTGGCACAGGGTTACAACCCCAAGGGTGAGACTATCTCTGAAGAAGAGTACGATAGAATTAAAGATCGTCGTCTTGAGCGAGGTGGAAGTGCTCCTGGTGGCGATGATGTCTCTCCATCGACATATAAATCGTCTAAGAAGTATGATCCGAAGGCGGCGAAGAAGGCTTCAGATAAGGCACTTGCGAATGTCAGGGCAGCAATTATTGCACAGCATGGTCCAGGTGCAATCTACTCACCAAAGAAAGAAGAGTGGGAAGCAGCAGCGTTAGAAGTTGCGGTTGATTACTTCTATGAAGAAGGTATCAATGAAGAAGGATTAGACCTCATTATAGAAGAGGTTGGTCTAGAAGATTTTGTAGAGT